CTTATGAGCGATTCAAGGCTATGGAGTGGTTGAGGAAAGATGACACTGCGTTTTCCAACAACCCTTTCATTGACCATCGTGCACGAATCTACGATAGAGGCCTGATAGGTCCGCAAAGTGGTGAGACATTTCGTCCATTCCTTAACACCGCCGAAGATTACGCCTTCAGCAAAGACGCATTTGAGAATTTTCAGGATCAGGTGGGTGCTTTCTTGGGTGGGCTTGACGAGAAGTTTGAAGGGCGTTTCAGCTCACTGACTATCACAGGACGCCAGAAAATAGCTGAAAAGTTTCGGCCTGATATGATTAAGATTGGCAACCATATGCGCAGGAATAAGCCCGGAGACATTCGCGCTATTCTTGAAATGGATATTGTGCAAAGCATTGACGCGGAAGAGTTGGGGAAGTTTTTCAGGTTCGCCATTGAGACTTCAAAGATAGATGACTTCTTGAAACAACCTGTAGGTAATACTTTTTCAAGAAACGGTGTACTATACCAAGTTGACGCTCTCTTTAATTTAAAGCGCCCTGTATATAAGTTAGATGCAAAGTCACTAGAAAAAAGTCCACAAGTCAATACTAAGCTAGAAGTACGCAATACGCCACCTGATATGAATGCACCTGTCTTGATCTGGGAGACAAACGGGCGTCAAGTGATTGTAGATGGATTGCACCGAATACAGTCAGCCATTAAGTCTAACAGAATATTAAATGTACAGTATTTAACTGACAAAGACATGCGAAGTGTAGCCTTAACTGACTTCTATTCTAAAGAATCTCTAAACAACCTTGTAAACTACAAAACAGGACTCGCCCTGGAGCAGGATGCTTCTTCGTCAGGTGCTCAGATCATTGCCTTGACAACCCGCAACAAACAGTTGGCGGAGCTTTCTAACGTAGTTCCCACAAATCAGAAGCGAAGGCTGTACGGCCTTGTAAAATCCCGTGAATTGCTGGGACGTCTCTAAGAGATAATCAGCAGCCAAGCTTACCCAGGAATGGGTTTGAAGGTTCAACGACTAGGATATACCCGCCAGAACGGTGGATGAAATCCGTAGGGCTCAAGTGAGCTCGAAGCTCGGGACACCTATGAAGGTGATGATATAGTCTTGTCTATATGGCGACATATAGGAGTTCATCAGAGAACCGGCTATATGTAACGATTATAGTTGAAAGCAAAGGTACGATGAAATAGCTGCAGCAACATTCAATGATCCTGTGTTTAGGGAGCTGAATGAGAGGTTAGGCTTGACAGAACGCGACTTACGTAAGGCAGCAAAGGCTTAAATTGGGCCTTTTAAAATCCTGTGAATTCAGGGGACATCTCTTTGAGACAATCCTGAGCCAAGCTCGTCCCGGAAGGGACTTGAAGGTGCAACGACTAGGGCATACCGGCCAGAACGGCAGATGAAGTCCGTAGGGTTCAAGCGAATCCGAAGCGCAGGACACCTAAACAGGTGATGATATAGTCTGATCTGCATGGCGACATGCAGGGTGAAAGCCAGCACAGGGTAGCGCTTGTGTTTAACGTAATGCAAAACATGGTTAAAGTGGCCATGTATAAACTCCGTGAATTGCTGGGACGTCTCTAAGAGATAATCAGCAGCCAAGCTCATGTGGAAACACATTTGAAGGTTCAACGACTAGGGTAAACGACCTTAACTGGTTATGAAACCCGTAGGGCTCAAGCGAGCTCAAAGCGCGGAGACATCCACAATGGATGTAAGATATAGTCTAATCTGCATGGCGACATGCAGCAGGCACTTTGTCTGGCTAAGCTTAGCGACCTTAGTTAATAACAGTACTTTATACGGCGCTGGTGAGAAGACCGGCATATTCAATGTCGAAGGTAAGTTAGGTAAAGCTCTGGGAAAATACGGTGACACATTGGTTGTAAAAGCAGCTGATCGGGACACAGTGCTGAATGAGATCTCTGCCAGAGCCGCCAGATATGATCGCTTTGATCCTGAGATGGCAGCACGTTTGAGGGCACTTCGCACAGACGTCCGAGATGTGTTCAATAAAGGCACAGATCCCGGTGTTGACATAATGGATCAGTTGTGGTTCCTTGACTCTCAGACAAAAGATCTTGTGGAGAAGATGTCACGCAGTTACAACAAAGTAGTCACACCTGATGACTTTAAGACAATCGCAAAGATCATGTCTGCGCAGCTGTCTGAACAGGTGCCTATACTTAAGGACTTCACAAAGTTCTTTGGCAGGTTGGCACAGGCGTATCTCACAAACGCTAAGCCGTCCTCAGCCGCGTTTGACTTCAAGGAGATATTTAAAGCGGCAACTGTAGGCAGTGTGAGAAAAGGCACCAAGCTCCCTACTGGTGTGGCTTCCGCCTTGGGACTTGATCCCAGTAAGTTATATCTCAAAGACTTTGTTGAGAGGCTTCCTTTTTGGAACAAGATGAACGCAATGTCAGAGATCATCTTCGGAAGTGACCCGTCAGGCAATCGCAGAACAGGTACTGTCATATTAAAGCGTAAGTTTCTCGGAAAGACAATCTCAGACGGTGTTGAATTGCTTTACGCCAATAAGCTCCCGAAGAGTTGGACAAATGTGCCTTGGGTGAACTTTGACGGTAAGACAATAGAGCAGAACTTCACGCAGTCGTTTGAAGAGAAGCTGATGTATCGTGACAAGAACGGCAAGATGATCACCAGCATAGTGCAAGTGGATCAGAAGACTGAGGCCGGGTGGTGGGATGTTGCAACAGGTGAGTCAGGTAAGATAAATGATATTGCTGATGCCACAAGAGCCAGGACAGCCTACGCAGTAAACGGTAAGTAATTGCCGTTATAAAACTCCGTGAATTCAGGGGAACTCCCAAGTGGACAATCCTGAGCCAAGCTTACCCAGGAATGGGTTTGAAGGTGCAACGACTAGAGTGTACATCCCAAAACGGGATATGAGACTTGTAGAGCTCAAGTGAGTTCGAAGCGCGGAGACGTCCACAATGGATGTAAGATATAGTCTGGTCTGCATGGTAACATGTAGGATTCTATAAATTCAATTTGAAAGTGAGCTTGAAGCTGCAGGCACATATGATGAAATGGCTAAAGTACATCACGGTGAATTTGCAAAGTTGAATTTATAGGACGGAGGAACGTCACGCCTTCCTCTTAACACAACGAATCACTCCAATGACGCAGTTATCGTAAAGAAGTTTCACTTATGGGGCAAGAAGAACAATGTTCCAACAAGCACTATACATGATGCGTTCTTCGCTAACGCAGCAGTCATGACACAAGCACGAGAAGGGCTTCGTGAAATATACGCAGAAGTTCTCAAAGACAATGTCATTGAGATGACACTGAAAGAAATGCTTAAACGAGGTCTACCCAGGGAAGTCTACAACAAGTTCAGGGAAGAAGCTATTGACATAGGTTTGATACCTGTAGCCGGTAGGTCACGCGTAGGTGGGAAATTGCTTACAGATGATGACATACTTAAGGCTTTAGATATTTTAGAGAAGATCCCTGAAGGCTTCACTAAAGACCGCGCTTGGTATGGCGTCGGTTAATAAATAATGTATTAACATCACTTTCACATAACATTAAACGAACCCGTTAAATTAAAGGAAAGTGTTGACACTTGACGACACTGAGAGAGGACTCTCTAGAGTTCTCGTCTCGTTGTTATTGATTCTTTTGAATCTAAAATAATGAGACTATTCTCCTATGAATATCACATTGGCGGGGCAAATTGCCTCGCTTTTTATGTTAAAGAAGCTGTGCTTCAAAAAATGAGTTGTACTCAGAGGATTTTATGTCAGACCTACCGCTAGATGATGAAATCGTGCCACCGGTGACACCTCCGGTTGTGCCTCCCGTTGAAATCCCCGCAGATGTTCTGCAGGCGGCAATAGACGCAGCACTTGCACCGATGAAAGAGAAGTTGAATGACGCATATGCCAAGCGTGATGCCGCCCTCGCAAAGGCTGCTGAACAAGAGCAGGCAATCAAGGAAGCAGAACGCGCCAGACTCCGTGACCAAGGCTTAGAAGCCGAAGCTCTTAAAAGTGAACTTGATGAGCTGAAAGCAAAAGATAGTGTAAAAGATAAGAAGATTGTTGAACTGACCCGAAATATGGAAGTCAACAGCCTTTTGTCTGGCCTTGAATTCCGTGGCGAAAAGTCTCGTAAAATGGCATTTGAAGAAATTGTCGGTGAGCTTGTGCAAGATGAGAATGGAGTGTGGAAACACAAAACAGGCGCAGCCCTGACTTCCTTTGTCACTACTTTTGCGCAAGATGATGAGAACTCATTCCTTTTCAAGTCTAAAGAGTCAAGCGGTGCGGGAACGACAACCATCAAACCTTCGTCACCCAGCAGCAAGCCTGAATCAATGTTTAGTCTTTCACAAGATGAAATCATTAAGCGGGCACAAGCGGGGACATTACGTAAGAAATAAGGAAAAATTATGCCCGTAAATACAAACCTGGCCGGTGCCAGCAATGAAGTATTGCAAGAAGTTCTTTCTGCATACTCTGACGAAGCATACACAAATGCGCGTAAGCTGTCTGGCACAGGCATCGTCGGTGGTAACCCACTGATTGATGTTAACACAGAGACTTTTGTTGGCCAAATGCGCTGGCACAAGCCTTTAAACCCGACTATCAACGTCGCATCTTTGACAGACGCCACTGACGGTACTGTAACAAGCTACAGCTCTGACTACATGAAGTATATCAAGACTGTGCGTACCAACGGTGCAAAGAAAGTAAACATGCAGCAAGTGGTAACACAGATTGATGGTCTGGCTAAGATCGGTCGTGACTTTGGCGAGACTCAAGGCCAAGACGAGCACAACGGCATTCTTGCTGTGCTGAAAGGTGTTGCTCTGTCTGAAGTACTTATGGGCGCTGCCTCCGGTTCCGGCTCTGCAGGTCTTGGTGGACAAAGCTTTGAAAACGATCCAACTGAACTGCGCAACGGCTTCTACGTGGATCTTGGCGCGTCCAAGCTGGTAAGCACCCCCACCAGTTCAAGCCAAGGCGCTCAACGCGCTGAAGCTTTCTTGCTGGCAATGGGCATGGCTTACAAAGACTACGAGCCTCCGTTTGCCTACCTGATTACTTCCCCGGAAGTGATTGCCAGCCTGCGTTCAGCAAACCTTGTTGACGCTGACCGTGTAACCGATGGCAGCATTGAGTTTAACACGATCTTTCAAGGCAAATTGCGCTTGATTCAGACTCGTGCAGCTCAAGGCTTGACCTCAGCTGAATTGACAAAAGTCAACACAGGTGCAGGCGTAGATCTCGTAGGTACCAAGACCTCCTTCATTGTACTCCCCGGCGCTGTTGCTATGGAGAGCTTGATGGTTCCTGAGCCTACCGAAATTGATCGTAATGCCAGTTCCTACAAAGGTGGTGGTACAACCACTATCTGGCGTCGTTGGGGCTACGTTCTTGCTCCTGCCGGTTACGATTGGGTGGGTAATGAAGAAGCGTTCCCGTCTGATGAAGCTTACCGCTATGTGGTTGAAAGTGGTACAGGTGTGGCAATGACAGCCGCGACTGATGCCCTTTCTAGCACCACCGGTACCTGGAAGCGTAAGTCAGCCTCAGCGTTGTCTCTGGGCATTCTGCCGGTATTCCATTCCTAAGTGAGGTGACCTATGCCGTTAATTGTCGGCGAAAACTCATACGGCACTCTTGAACAAGCGGAGACATATTTCATAACTCGACTGGACTCGGAAGCTTGGAGTGTTGCCGATGATGCTATGAAAAATGCTGCAATGGTAACAGCCGCTCAAGTTCTGGACGAAGAGGATTGGGGCGGCGTTGCCGTGTCTGGGACACAGCTTATGGCACATCCCAGAAAAGGCTCTTACCTCGATCCACGTTTGGGTTTTTGTGTAGACTTTGACGGTTACCCCGCTAGACTGTTGAAAGCGCAATTTGAAACAGCTTATCACTTTTTGAACAATGATGGGTTATTGGATGAGACCGGTAAAGTCGAGTCTCTCAAAATCTCTTCGGTAGAGCTATTAGACATTCGTAAAGCAGCCACGTTGCCGAATATTGCCTACACGCTGATACGTCCAATGCTTGTGAATCATGGCTCAAGAATTTGGTGGAGGGCAAACTAATGGCTTACAAAGCGTTAATTGACTCTCAGCTAGTCCTCGCTTTCAATCAGTTGAAAGATCTCGCTATTAGTGTTACATTCGTTCGCAAGACAGCTGAGTCGTTTGATTTTTCGGCAGGTACTTCTCCCGTTATTAATGAGAATGTGCCTAACGTGAAATGTGTTATCCTCAAAGAGTCTAAAGACAAAAGTGTTCTCAAAAGAGAAGTCTTGTTTAAGTCAAAAGAACTCGGCGAAATAGGTGACTTTTCAGAAGTTCAAATAGAAGACGAAGTCTGGAAAATCGGCCCTGTCATAGCTCAAAAGCGTTATGTAACGCTGCTTACTGTTTATAAGGAGTAGCCTGTGTCGCGATACGAAAGTTCGCTTATGACTATTTACTCTGTTTTTGCGACAGAAGCATGGAAGGTAATGGGCATAACTGCGCATCCTTCTTCAATTGTTCCCGAGAATCCTGGAACGGAATATATTCGTCTTTCAGTAATACCAAGTGGAACAGGCGTCAATGGACAGTCAGTTTCAGGTTTACTGATAATAGGCATATTTGTCAAGACAGTGGACTCACCTAAAAGATCTTATTCAATAGCAGACTCTCTGGATTCCTTCCTCATGAGAAAATCTGTTGAAAACCTGGACGGTGACGTCGTGCAATTTCTTGACAGCGCAGCAGACAATCCTTCTTTGGATAAAGCAAAACCGTCTCTGACGATGATGACTTATTCAATTCCTTTCAGTTTTTTCGGAGTAAATTAAATGGCTCATATTTCTTCAATTGGTGCAGGCGTTTTCTCTGACTTGTCAGTGGCAACCCCTGCAACAGAATTGACCAACGCAGCGATCGCAGCACTTGACGAAGCTTCCGAGTTTCAAGCGCTGTTCAGCGAAGAGATCCCAACTACCGGTGGCACTCAAGCGCCAGGCACTTTTGTTCGGGTGAAGAACGTTCGTGAATTCCCAAGCATGGGCACACCACCTAACGTAGTCAACGTGCCTGTATACGGCTCAAAGACTTCGCAGCAGATTCAGGGCCAGGCAGACGCGCCTTCTATGGAAATCACATTGAACTATGTGCCTTCCGAGTGGGCTGATGACGCCTCCAACATCCTGGGCTCTATGGTAGGTGACGGTAAACAGCACATCTTCCGTTTCACACTTCTGAACGCTGAGCCAACAGGTGCAGGTGACATTAAATATGCATCTACCTCTGCCGGTTTAGGCACTGTTGGTAACTCGCAATACTACTGGACAGGCAAGTTGGAAGCCCTTCAAGTTAATCCTCAGTTGACTGACGCGAACACTGCGACAATCACTCTGACTATCCAGTCTGCTTTCTACGGTGCGTTTACCGTCTAAATCAGGCGAGCCTCTCTTTCGGGGGAGGCTCTCTATATTAGGAACATAAATGAAACCGTTTAACAAAGATTATGTCATCAGTCTTACCCTTCGTAACATGAAAAATGACATTGAATTCAGCATAAGCAAGACGCTGAGCCGTGTGAGCGAGTTCGAGGGTGACGCCGTGAAGAGCATGGAGTTGATGCAAACTCTTTCAATCCTTCACGAAATGAAGCGGGATATCGAGAAGATGAACGCGGCCATCGCCAATAAAGTAGGAGACTTGACAAATGTCAGCTCCTAATCTCACTAATAAGGAAGTACCAGTTATGTCAGCAATGAAAGCTCTTGTAGGTAAACGTCTTCGTAAGATCTCCCCGTTTATGGAAGAGGAAGTAGAGATTCTGAAATTGTCTGTCTCTGAAGTAATGGGAATTCAAAAGTCTGCCAAAGATATCGGCGAAGATGAGACCGCTAACTTCCGTCTTTTGCAAGACGTTATTAAAGTGGGCTGTCCAGATGCGGCTGACCTGACACCAGAAGACTTTGACCAATTTCCCTTGGATGAGTTGTCTAAACTCTCCAATGCCATCATGCAATTCTCTGGAGTTGCAGGTGACCCAAACGCGAAGAGCTCACAGGCGACAAACTCCTAGTCTATGAACTGGCGTTCCAACTCAGAATGCCGGTATACAGGCTAATGGAAGAGATGCCATATGAAGAATTTATTTCTTGGTTTGAATACTTTAATATGAGACCTGTAGGCTGGAGGGATGATGAGAGGACATTTAAACTCCTTCAAGCTCAAGGTGTGAAAGCCCGCCCAGAAGAAATATTCAGCTCTCTTGCCACAATGCGTGCAGGGGAAAAGACCTCTGTTTCCGATGACGGTACGCTCAACCACAGCAAATTCCAGAACTCCGGCATGTTTTCTAAGTTATTAAGTGCCAAAGGAGGGGATAAAATTGACTATTAAGGTTTCAGGTATCAAGAATGTTCTTCGAGAGATTGAAGCCGCAAAGAGAGACGCGGTGCAAAATGCAGAGAAATCTGTTAAAAATAAAATGCTGGCAGCTCTGAGAGAAGCCACTCCAAAAGACACTGGGGAGGCTGCCGCAAGTTGGCAGATTCAAGGCGAGTCAATTGTTAATAATGTCGATTATGTCTTGCTATTGAATCGAGGTTCGTCAATACAAGCACCTTCTCATTTTATTGAAAGAACTGTACTGTCAGAGCCCAGAGTACGGCCTAACGGTGTGATTGTCTCTGAAAAGCAGTAAACATGCCCCTACCTATCTTGGTGGGGGCTTTATTTCGTGAGGGTATTTTATGTCTGGTGTATTCATAGACGTCAAAGCCAATGCGGACCGCGCTACACGAGAGTTACAGGATGTTAATAAGTCTCTTGGTAATATAGAGTCTTCTGCGCTTTCAGCTGGCAAGTCCATTGGCAGAGTCGTAAGAAGTATTGCCGCAATTGCGACGGTGGGACTGGGTGGCAACGCGCTATTCAGAGTTTCAAATAATTTCTCTAATCTTGAAAACAAGATAGCATCTGTAACAGGGCGCACAAATGAGTTAATATTAGCTCAAAAAGAATTGTATAAAATAGCCAGAGACACACGCAGCAGCATACAAAGCTCCGTTGAAACCTTCGGTGCATTCGGCAGATCGCTCAAAGGCACCGGCAAACCAATGTCTGAGATTTTGGTGGCCACAAAGGCCATTCAACAAAGCATCGCAATATATGGCACAGACGCTGAGTCTGCTAACGCGGCTATTATACAGCTGGGCCAAGGTCTTGCTGCAGGTGCGCTTCGCGGTCAAGAATTGATGTCAGTTATGGAGCAGCTGCCTCGTGTTGCAGAAGCTATTGCCGACGGCATGGGTGTTGCAAAGAGCAGTCTTAAAAGCTTGGCCGAACAAGGTAAATTGACAGATAGAGAAGTTTTCGGTGCGCTTGTTCGTGAGAGTGCTGCCATATCTAAAGAGTTTGAGGCGCTGGCGCCCACAATAGGAGAGGCCGGTGGCTACCTCAAAGATTCGATGTCAATTTACACATCGGAATTGGACAAAGGTCTCAACCTGACCGCTGCTATTACTCGAGGCACTTTCCGTTTTGCCGACGGCATAAGTGATGCCGCAGACGGCGCTTTTGAAATGGGCAACAGATTCATGTTTGCGCTACAAACAGCGCAACAGATGATAGAAGTGATCAGTAAGCCTTTGGGAAACTCCTTTAAAACTATGGGAGAGTACTTCCTCAGAATCATACCGGACATTTCTTTCACAGATACATTGTCTGAAGACCTGAATTCTATAATACGGGATATCGACCGGAGTTTTCTGGGTGGTGCCATTACCTCCTTTAAACAGATACGTCTCGTTGACTTCATTAACATAGAAAGCGATGTAGAATTAGCGCTTCGCCAGATAAGACGACTCAGTCCTCGCAATTGGGCAGCCGCCGGTTTTGACGTAGAGACGATAAAAGAAATTTTTTCAGTCAGAAACCTGAAATTATACGGAGACGCTTTCGGTGATTTGGCGGTTGCATTGGCCGGCAACACAAACACAATAGGTACAGTACTTCGCAGAACATTTATAAACGTAGATAACAGCTTTAAGTCTGCGCTCAGGTACATTGGCTTAACTGACAACGCCTTGATATCGATAAAGACAGGTTTCCTCGAAACCTTTTTCGTATCTCTTGCACAAATAGGCAAAGGCATAACAGGCCTGTCCGTTCCTTTTTACAAGGCATCTCGTCTTATTTTTGACATGTGGGCGCCTTCCTTGTTTAACGTGTTTACATTTTTGGGAGATGTCTTACAGTCATTGCCAAAGGTCATCATGGCTGTCATTGAAGCAATGGCGGCAAGCGCTGTGAAGGCAGTCAAAATGTTGGCCACAATAATAGCTGACTGGGTTCCCGTAACATCTCTGTCAAAACTGTTTAAAGACATTGCGCTTGAGTTTCTCAAGTTCACAAAAGTCGCCAAGTATACGAAAGTGATAGAATCGGCATTTGACAGTATGGTCGGTAATATTTTTAGCAAAACAAAAAGTGGCCTTGGAAGAGTACAGTCCTTTATATCAAGCTTTGGTGACAGTATCAAAGGCACCTTTCTTGACATATATGATAAAGTAGTAGGTAACTCCTACTGGCCTGATATGGTTGACGGCGTAATTGCCTACGCAGTGAAACTTAAGAACGTAGCAGGCAGCATATTTGTAGGCTTTGTCAGTGTTGTTAAGGAAAATATGGGCGAATTGGACTCATTACTATCCAAGATGTCTTCCTTTGGCTCCGGCGCATGGAGCACCGGCGTTTCAGCAATGGCCGAAAGCGGTGGCTTTTTAGGCATTGTTAACAGCTTCTCTGAGGGTATCAGCAGCGTAGTGGGCGACTTAGGTGGTTTGAGTCGCGTGTTGGCCGCAATTGCCGCAGCAATAGCCACTCCCATAATAATTTTGAGAGGACTATCTTTAACATTCAGAGATTTAACTGACAGTATATACGCCGTAGTCAAAAACGGGCTACCTCTAGTATTAGAGAAAGTGATTTCTTTTGCCGAGAAAATTAAAGATGCTTTCTTTGATATATATGATAAAGTAGTAGGTAACTCCTACTGGCCTGATACTATTGACGGTGTTGTAGAGTACAGCCGTAATTTGTGGGAGCGTGTTTCTGTAGGTTTGTTGAAGTTCCGCAGCAAAGTACTTAAGCTATTTTCAGAAGTCTACGCAGGCGTCGGTGAAAGGTTGCAAGCCCGCTCTGTAAGTGTGCCCGAGATATTGGTGCCTTCAGTTGCCGGTGTAGGCGGGAAGCTCAACTCTCTTTATGACGGTCTCCGTAATTTTGCCACTAAGGTTGCCGACATATTTCAAGGCTTAGGCCCAAAAATTCAATCGGCTTTAAGCGCTGCCCTCAGCTTTGCCGCAGCAGCAATAACTGTAGGTCTGTTGCGAGGCGATGTTGCCGGTCAATTCAGAGCACGTATTATTGCTGTTGCGGCAAGTATAGCATTCAGCTTGTCCAATAACCTTTCAGAAAAACTATTTGGAGGCAGTTTTGCGTCAGTCTTAGGTGAAGCAGTAGGTAAATTTATAGGCGGCACTCTTGCAGCGCTATTTGACGCATTGCCTGAAATACTGAATGCTGCCAGTTCCTTCTTTTCGTCTCTTACACAAGGACTAGCTAAAGAGTTGCCAATAATCGGAGGACTGCTTACAGGTATTCTAAACATTGCAGGTAAGTTTTCCTCGGCACTGCCTGGTGCGTTAGGCTTAATTGGTACTTACTTTCTTGGCACAAAATTAATACCTGCCTTGTTGAGTGACGACAGCTGGAAGAAAACAATAGGCAAAATACTAGCCGCCGGTAAGGCAATGATCACAGGCAGCGGCGGAGGCATTCTGTCAAGATACTTGTTCGGTCCGTTAGGTTTGACCCGGTCACTGTCTGGCATTGGTTTAGCATTAACTATGTTCGGCGCAATTGACGGGATCTTTATGGATTCTGTATTGCTTGAGTATGCAACCAAAGGTGGTCTGTTGTATTTGTTCTTGGCAGGTGAGGGCGGTTTGACAAATGTCAAGCAGCTGGTTGCTAAATACCTAGGACGCCCATTGATATCTGCTGTTGAATCAGTGCTGTCAACTTCAGGCCTAGGCCGGAAATTTTCTGATGTACTGTTCGGTAGCGTGGGTACATTTGGTCAACGTGCTGTAGACAATTTCGGACCGATACTTACCGGCTTTACAACTTCCATAACTACCACTTTGTCTTCATACGTAGGCACAGGCCTTACTTGGGTGCAAGGTGTGCTGCTCGGGCCGAACCCCAGAAGAACAATGGCCAAGATTGAGCTTTTGGTCAGAGGTGGGATGGATAAAATCTCTATTGCGCTCCGAGACTTCAGTAGATCTCCTATATTTGCCAGTATTGGTAGAGCTTTCAGTGGTATGTTTGGAGGTCGAAATGGGGCAGGCGGCAGTTCAGGGGTATTAGGGGCGCTAACAGGCTTGCTCTCAAATATTACAGCGTCTTTGACAAGATTCGCTCGCAGCATCACTTTCAGGGCAGGCCCAGATGGATTCCTCGGCGCATTGTTTCTGAGAGGCCCAGCTGCAATCAAGAATAAGATTGTCGATTTTTTAGCTCTGATGCGAGGAAAGTTTGCCGCGTTCAGCGCTTATGTAAACAGGCTCGGTGGTCCGATGGGCAGCCTAGGTAGGCTTTTGATAGGGCGGGCCGGTAGAGCAGCACTCATTGCCGCAATTGTCGCAGGTAGTTTATTTGCCGGCAAGGCATTCGCCTCAGATAAAGACGAAGGGGATGTTCCAGATATAAAACCAGATAAATCGGTGCTTGATTCCCTTGTTGATGACTGGGCTTCTCTTAAGATATCTAACCCATTCCAAGCAATGGCATATCAAATTGCTGCCGTAACTTTGCCGAGCATTGTTGCAGCGTTCTATATATTCCGTGCAAGAATAGGCGCTCTGCTGCTTGCAACATTCAGCGGCAGCATTATCCAAGATTGGGCACGCAGAGCTAGAACTGCAGCAACTAGAACACAGCGAGCCTTCGGCAGTGCTTTAGGTGGAACTGTAGGGGCACTGGCGGGCTATTTCGGTGGAGGTGCGGAGGGCGCGATAATGGGAGGTACAATCGGTGCCACGATTGGCTCCTCCATAATAACAGGGATTATAACTAAGCTTGCAACTGTACCTTGGATCATGACAATCGGTGCCATGATTTCGGGTGCTTTTCTGGCGGCAGTCCCTATTATGTTAGCTGGTATCGCGGTACTGGCTGTGACAGCAGTAGGTCTGGCTGTTGCCGGTGCAGCGCTTGTTTGGTTGTTCGGCACAGGTGACGACTTTAATGAGAAGCTGGATAAAGCCATTGCAAGAACCCGTGAGTTCTTTAATTTGGAGGCCAAATCGCCCTCTGTTGACGCACGCACCGGGCTTAAGACTGAAGTAGCTTCACGTGCTAAGAATCTGGGGATTGAGCAAGACTTTAATTTAAGCAGGCTGAACAGGAGTAACTTACCAGAGCGCACATTAGAAAAACTGAACGACCGTCTGGAAGAGTATAGTAAGTTAATCTTAGAAGCCTCTGAGAATCAGATGAGTGGCAAAGAAGACAAAACACTTATGAAACGCATTCAGACCTCAAATAGAGGACTTGAGCGGCAAGTAAGTAAGGCGGTTTCCGCGTCAGTTTACTCAACTGAAGAGTTTCGAAACACAATAGAAGATCTTTCTAAGCAGGAGGGGAAGACTTCAATTTTCACTGCTTCCCAGCAATTTTTTGACCAGATAGGTCTTGACGCAGTTTACGCCATAAATATGTGGCTGGCCAACTCGTTTAACAGCGCTGACATAAGAGAGCGACTGGAGTCTCAGAAAGATAAAGAATTTAATGCCGGGTACACCGCACCGGGGCAAGTTGAAAACATTAAAATGCTCACTGATCTGAGCAAGGAGTACGATGCGGGCGAGAAGCCGAATGCTGTATTGAATGCTCAAATAGACAATATAAGAGCGAAATACATTGAGCTGTTCAGGGAGCTCAGAGAAGAGCAAGATAAGGGCTTCTTTTCTGCAAGAGTTGTCGATAATGATTCGCCTTTAATGAAGAATCTTGAACACGCTGCAGAAACAGCCGGCATGCTAATGCGGCAAGGTATTGAAGAAGGCCTACGGCTAGTAGATACTCGACTGCTGAATAATCAATTGCAAAATCTGTTCACAAGTCTAAAAGACTTTGGTGTTGAAGCTCAAGAGACTCAGTTTTTGAGTGACATCGATTTGCAAGAACTGAAGACTTTCCTGAACTTCATGGAAAACATAAAGCTGACACTTGAAACAGATGCACGAAATGTCGATATTCAGAATAATTTGAAAGCTGACATGAAGCGCATAGTAAAGAGTGCGCAAAATGTTATAGACGACAGCATAGACAGCAACCCAAATCTCAGTATTTCTATGGTTGCGAGTATGCGTGTGTCTTCAGTGGACTTGGGATTAAGCCCTGAAATCATCAGTTCAATGTCAGACGGCTTAGGTAATCGCGTAAATGACACAATAACCGAGCTTCGAGACACAGATGATAGCGTCGCAAATGGCACACTAAGCGCGGCTGGTGCGACTATCTTAAAGAGTCTGAAGAAATACAGAACGCTTACAGGGGTCGCAAAAGAAGGGAAGATTGATGCGCTGAAAGAAGTTGCTGAGATGGTCAATGTAGACTTCAATCAGATCTATAGAAACGACGGCTTGCAGGCTGTTCGGGATGCCACGATAGAAGGTCTAACACTCCAAGGAAAAGGTGTTCGGGCTGCAGCTTCTGAGAATGAAGAGAATTATAGTCTCTTTGAAAGAAATTTCCTTTCTTTTACAGATAGAATGAATCGTGCGGTTCTCACGGCACCTAATCTCATGAGCGCACTCGGCGACGGTATGTCGAAAGGCTTTGAAGAGGCTAGTTTCAGAGGGATTGACTCTTCGGGATTGCAAACTCTGAAAGATGCAGGCCTTGCAATTCAGATAGCAGATGACGGTATCAAGAACTTAGGTTCAAATTTCTCCGCACTTGATCTCAAAAAGCTACTGACAGACAAGTTCATTGCGGCATCTGCGGCAATTAAAGTAACTACAGCGGTTATGGCCAAACTCCCGCAAGGCGTAATTGCAGCGTTAAATAGTGCAGGTTTCAGCACTTACAAAGCTATGAACAGGTTGTCTAAAGAAGCTACAGACACATTTGTAGGAATTGAGTCTGAATTGCAAGTTGTTGAGGCTGAGTTGAAAGGATTGACAGTCGGAACTGAAAAGTACTACACTGCAATGAAACGACTGGCAATACTTGAGGCCAGCAGAGATAGACTCAGTGCACTTGCCGGTAACAGCCTCGCCGATCAGAACAATGTAGTAGGCTCTGTACTGCAAGGCGGCTTTTCTGATCGTGAGTTTGCAATGGTCGACTCTAAGCTCAGAAGCTTGTTGTTTAGATTCTCATCTGCTGCTAAAGAAGCATTTGACAACTTTGCAGCTAATGCTCAAGACAGCGCTCAAAAGTCTCTGAATCTCTTTGGCGTGATATCTGCCATTGACAGCCAAACAGAAATTCTAAAGCTCGGCAAGGATCTTAAAATAAGCCTGGCTCAAAGCGCATACGAAGGTTTAGGTGAAGGCTTTGCGAGAGCGCAGAATGCAATAGGTGAGATAACAATTGCTCAATTTGCAAAGGTCTCAAAAGCATCGCGTGATAAATATAAAGCCGACTCAAAAGCAATTGAACAACTTCGTAAGGTGGCGGAAGCAGGTCTGACAAATGAGCAGCAAGATATTCTGCTGACATACGATAAGACTAATGCCGAAGAAGTCGTAGCAGCTATTGCAGCAAGTGCCAAGCTCAGCCTCAAAGAGCTCTTAACACAAATCACTCCGTCGTCTGAATTTCAAGACATGAAGACGTCAGTTGATTTGAATACAGATGCGTTAGGCTTTGTCAGAGATGCTCTGTATAAGTTTGCCGGGGTAGAAGTCCCCGAGGCACTCAAGCCGGTAACGAAAGAGACTGGAGCCGCACCGAAGTCCTTGGAAACAGGTGACAGAAACACTTCTTCCGTCTTCAGAGACTTAGATGTAGCAGAAGCCAGTTTGACGTCTGGCATTACCAAGAAAGCCTTTGGAGGAATTGAAGGAAGCTTGCGCAACCTTATAATTGCATCAGATGATGCGGGTAAATCACTCGATATAAGCACATTACGGCTTGCCAGCGACTCTGACAGAAAGAAATTAGAAGGGCTTATTGGAGAGCTTAACGCTTTAGATACTTCTGGAATGAACCCACGAGCCATTGAGCAAGCTCGCTTAGGTTTTGAGAGAGAAGTAGATAATATTTTGAAGGGCGTCACTCGACTGACAGACGGCATGAGATCGGCGGGCCAGGCCATGTCAGACGGCATCAGAGGCTCTATAAAGACCGGTTTGACTGCATTGATGACGGGTGAGAATAAGAGCTTTACCAGCTTCTTTGAAAGTTTGGCTAACACTTTCACGCTGGGTGTAATCGAAGCATTCACTCAAGGCATTGCAGATCAGCTTATCTCAGGTGTAACTGATGGCTTTCTGAAAAAGATTAATGAAGGTCAGTACGGGCTGGGCTCACAAGTCGCTGAAGGCGCTACCGGTCTGTTCTCAGGATGGGGTGATGACGGTGAGACTACTGTACCTACTAAGGAAATGATAGAGAGTGGGTACAGAGACGCTGAAGGTTTCTTTGCAAACATGGGAACTCAATTCTTGGCAATGGGAAATACCGCCACCGAGAGCTTTTTTGCGCCTTTAGGCAGGTCGTTTGTCGCGTTGGCAAAAGGAATTGGTGGGATGCTGACTGAGATGTTCTCAGGCGGCGGCGGTGGTGGTGTCGATTTTTTCGGCGCTATAATGAAGATTGGTGCTGGCGTTGCCGGAGCCTGGGGTGGCGGAGGTACAGATGCGTTTATTGACAGCGGTGTTCTGACCGAGTTTGAATTGCAAAACTTTGCATCAGGTGGCCTTGTAACAGGCCCAGGTACAGGCACATCTGACTCTATCCCCACAATGCTCTCAAATCGAGAATTTGTTGTTAACGCAAGAGATACTCAAAAGAATCTAGGGCTTCTTACTGCGTTGAACAGTGGAAAGTCTATCTCTAAGTTTGCAAAAGGTGGTCAGGTGGGACGTGTCAGTAAGCCGACTTACATATCCAATGACAAGATGTCACCAAAGAGTTCCAGCCAGCAGATCTTTAATGTAAACATAACCGGCGACATCAGTCGTCAAACTAAGGCAGAGATTTACAAAATGCTGCCGTCAATTGCCCAAGGCGTGAACAAGCAAAATCGCGAAGTGGGTAACAGGAGTTGATATGTACGGAATCCTTGACGATAATGAACAACTATTGGCCAAATTTGTTGCGCCAATGAGGGTAGAAAGCATCGTACCCTCGTTCGTCTCGGATTCCCTTTCTTTGAAGCGTAACGTCAAAAGGAGAAGTGCCCAGCGATGGCAGGTCAGTTCTCAATTGATGCCTCTCAGCACCGACTCTAACGGGCTGTTTGCGCTTTTTGTCAAGAAAGGGAATACGGGTGTATACAAACTGCAAATGCCTCAAAACTACGGGGCAGTTCATAATAGAGTGCCTCGATACGGAATTGACAAGGCAAATGGTCTTGTGGGCTCTTCCACAATCACGGTTGATACTAACAGTATTATACCTGCGGGCACTTTCATCCAATTCGATAACAGCAACAAAATATACTTGACACTGACGCATCGAGATCGCAGTGGCTCTATAGAGATAAGCCCAAAACTAACGAAAGCTGCCAGCAATGCCAATTTTGCTTGGCAGGACGATCTTGTAATGCATGCCTACCTTGAAATAGGTAGCGTCCAGGGCATGTCATTTACAGACGGTATTTTAATGGACAACGGCGAACTTACATTCGTGGAGAAAATATGATAAACCTCTCGGCTATTCAAGTGCAATTGCTTGCAGACAATGAGGCAGAGAGATTCTATTGTGTACGCATAAAAGACCTATTCATGACAGACTACAGTCGTGATCTTGTGACTTCTGAGGGCACTTACTTGTCTTCTGAAATACTGGTCGGGGTCACTCCTCCAGAAGCTACTTCTTCAGTAGATCGTTCTTTATACGAGGTTGTATTGTCTGATCCTGGCAACGCGCTCGGTGACCAGTACACTCAAGGCTTAATAGGCTCCAAGTTAACTGTGCAGCTGGGCTTTGTCGATCCTTCAACTGAAGAGCCGCTCGTCAGTGATATGTTCACGCTATACTCCGGGATTGTCCAAGGTAAAGACGTAAACTTTGAGACTGATATCGAGGGGGAAACAATAACAAAGATAACAGGATCGAACGTGCTCGCCGCGCTTGACGCCACAGATGGCTTCTACAGCTCGCGCGAGACTCTTCGGAACATAGACCCCAGTGACAGTGCCTTTGATCAAGTCTATGAGGGTTCTCGTTCTCTGACACTTTTATGGGGGAAAAGATAATGGTTGCAACAGCAGTAGCAATCGCGATTACAGTAGCATCCACTGCCTATCAGTATCAGCAGGCCGCAAAAGCAAAACGTAAGGCCAAAGACGCAGCAGACGCACGCAAAGGATTTGAAGTAGTTGTTGAAGGTGAAATGGTCGCACTCCCTATCGCTTATGGCCGAAACAAGATAGGCGGGGCAAGAGTTTACCACAATGTCTCTACGGAGTACAATGACGTAGCTTCAAATGCCAATCAGTCTTTTGAGGCCGGTACCAGCCCATTGTCAGGCAGTGACAGAGAAGCCCTGTATTTCCAGCAAGCATTGGCGTATGGTGGTATAAGCTCAGTTCGTGATATCCTTATAAACGATGACATGCGCCTAGACGACGAAAGACTGACGCAAGGCAACAGCGGTTACCGCATCGATGTGCATTGGAGCGGAAGTGTTGTAGACAATATGATCAGGGTGAATTGCCCAGGGCGCAGTAACGCAAAATTCTCAGAAGTGGCTTATGCCTCTTGTATGTTTGACCTTGACAGAGACGATCCGCAATTTCAAGGCGTCCCCGATGTCGCCTTTTTAGTTGAAGGGCGCTCTATCAGACGCTCCGCTAACGGTGAACTGCAGTACCCTCCGGTTTACACAAACAATCCGGCGTGGGTTTTACTTGATTATTTGCTAGTCTTCCGTGAGCTCGATTTAGAAGACATTGACCTGGCTTCATTTGAGAAATCCGCCGCAGTTTGTGATAAAATTGTTATGCAGAATGCGGCTGTCGGAGGGGCTTTCTGGGAGCCCATAAACGGCACTAAGCAAACAAAGCGAGATATCCCTTTATATGAGTGCAATATCCTGTTGGACACCAGCAGGTCGTTCAGGGAGAATGTTGAGAACATCCTTAACACAATGGGCGACTCAAGATTAGTTTGGTCGCAGGGTAAATACAAGTTAGTTTTACAGTATCCTGGAATTAATAACGCAAACATTGAGATTGCAGGTGTTTTGACCGACGAAGACTTGGTGCTGGGCGGAGCTGTTACAGTTCACTACCCCGAAGCTGATCAGCGTTTTAACAAAGCTCTTGTGAAATTCAGTGATGAAGCCATTAATTTCAAGCAGTCTTCAATATCCTGGCCCAGAAACACTACTGATGTCTCTTCTTTTGAAATTCCCACAGGCTCTCTATTTTATGAAAACTCCAGAAAAGATTGGAACAATAGGGGCTCCGGGCGTCTGCTGAGAAGGGCTGGCGTCACACACGATTCAAACAAATTCCTGTGGGTATTTAAGCCTGATGTCAGCGGGACTTACACCGGAGAGTTCTACGCATTTAGCGGTTTCATTGAGATCGGCCTAAAATCAAATTACTCTATTAACGCAGAGGAAAGGGGCCTGACCGAGTCTCAATCTGGCTCGGCGCTGATGATAGTGGCGAAACCCTCAAAGACTGTGAGTTATGATACTGGAGGGAGGAACGGTCAGATAGAAGAGCGTCAGGCCAGATATGATGAACTAGACCCCGCCGTTCTCTCCGTAAACTTAATTGCGGGCCAAGAGTATGTAATCTTAATATCGGGTGACAGACCTGCGGCAACTCTGACAGGCCCGAACGGCTCATTTGCGTGGTATACCCGCAGTGAGTCTATTACAGGTTTTATTGTACGGGACTACTCCAACGACATCGCAGTTTACGAGGAGATGCGGGCAGAAGACAACGGCATTGCGCTGGAGACTGAAACGTTTCTAGACGGCGCTACTTCTCAGTACCATGCGTTGGCTAAAGCCGAAGAAATGGTAAGGACAAGCCGGTCCGCGTCTGAGTTTGAATTTGAAATCATTCTGACAGATCGCTACTATGAGCCAGGTGACATTGTTGAGCTGAGCTCTGAAAGTCTAAGCATTGACGGTCCATTGTACATTAAGATTGACAAGGTTAAACCCGCCGAGAACGGCACTTGTTCTTTATCCGGCACTCGTTTTGACTGGACTCAGCTGGCTTGGAACGTTGAGGATGATCAATATCTTTCACCATCCCCTGTGTTCAGCCAAGAGTTTTCCGCACCTTCTTTCCTGCAATATGTGCCGAATCTCTATGACACAAAAGACTCAGTTGGATCACTTGTCTGGCTGAACTCCGGCAGCACTCTTTTGCTTGAAAACTGGATATTTATCCATGTCCCCGGTGAATTGAATGATTTCGGTGAGCTACTTTTCAAGAGAATCGGTGCCATCCTGGACCCACCTTTCAGCTTAACCGCTCTTGTACATCCTGAAGTTATCTTCGGAATACAGTCTGTTTCTAAGTCCGGCGCTGTCTCTGAAATGATCACTACAAGCCTTATTTCGCTTGACCCCGCAGAGCCTCCGACTCCTGAAAACGTGAGTGTTGCAATAAGCGGTGATCGAAAGCAATTGGTGACAGTCAGTTGGAGTATCCCTGAGCTGCGACCCTGGGACTCCACCAAGTATAACAACCATTATGCTACCGAAATATATCGCGGCAGGACTGACGTGTTTGAAGACGCGGCAAGACTGGTCACAACTATTGATCGTGAGAAATTTGCGGAGGTGCCAACAGAGTTTGGTATGCTTTTCTACTGGGTGCGCTTCGTCAGTTACTCGGGCGTGTTTGGTGATTTCTCTGAAAGCGTGTCCGTAGACTACGATTACTATGCCACAATTAACGACATTACTTTTGAGCCACCACCTCCGCTGAATCTGGCAGCGCGTCCTATAATTGAGTCAATAATATTAACTTGGGACATACCCATTTATTCTGAAGCAGGCGGACATAGCGCCACACTTATATTTGCCGCGCCTTGGCTGGATGGTGAGACTGAGCCCACAATTATTGACGCAACTCTTATTGCAAAAGTGCTCGCCACACGAATCTATGCACACTCAATTAGCCCGAACACAAGGTGGGTGTATTGGGCAAAAGAAGTGTCTGTGGGTGGAGGTGTCTCCGCAGCTTACGCCGGCCCGGTTGTAGCCGTGACTGATCAGTCAGCCGCAATTATACTTGAAGAGCTTGAAGACAAAATTAAAGATCAGCACCTTGATTTAAGACTTTCAGAACGAATTGATAAGATAGATGCGCCTGATACGGGACTACTAGACCAATTTGCAGGGCTTGAAGCAACGTATGGGAGCACAATGAATGCAGCTGAGAGCGCCGCTGCAGCATTAGACTCTAAAAATCAATCACTGATATACAGGAATGAGTCTTCTGAATCTTACACACTCGCGGACGGCGCAGCAGAAAGGGCACAAATTAGTGCTGGTGTTGCAGCAACCAGCTCAGATAACGCGGGCAATAGTGCAACAGCTGCATCCGGCTCTGCCTCTACTGCAGTCACAGCCGCAACTAGCGCAGGTACCTATGCGTCAGCAGCTGAAACAGCGTCAACTCTTGCAGAAGGCGCAAGCGGAAATGCGCAAACCTATGCTGGGCAAGCCTCAACTTTTGCAGAGGACGCGCAGGGCAGTGCAACAGCAGCGGCTATAGACTTTACTGATCTTTCCACAGAAATAGGCAAACAAACTGCCGCAATACAAACTCAGACTCAGTCTATAAATGGCATTGAAGCCTCTTGGTCAATTCGTACAGACGTCAACGGTAGAGTCTCCGGAGTTGGCTTAATAAACAAGGAAGGCTCGCCTTCTTTGTTTGAAGTAATGGCAGACAATTTTGCCATATACCATCCGAGTGCATCTCAAAGCTTAGTATTTGGTGTGTCAGAAGGCATGACGACTATGTCAGGTGCCTACATTGTTGATGCTACAATTGATAACGCAAAGATCACTAACCTGGATGCCGAAAAGTTGTTTGTCGCAAACGGTGACTTTGTCAATTTATTTGTCGGAAACGGTGAAATAACAAATGCAAAAATTGGCAACACTATCCAAAGTAACAGCTGGGAGATACCCGGAGCAGCTGGATGGAAATTAGATAAGAATGGCTCCGCCACGTTCAGAGGTCAAAACAGCGTATCAGGCCTTGGCGGATTTGCATTTAAAGATAGTCTTTTTTACAGTGAAGTTACAGGCAGCAAACCTCCCACTAATGCAGACAACACCGGCAGCAACACTGCTTACGATACTGCAAATGTGTCTGGCTCCTCCGCATCCACTATCCGTAATGCAGCGCTTGCAGGGCAGGCGGCAAAGAATAGGACAGATACTTGGGTTAGGCCAAGCACAACTTTCATCGACGGCAACAAAATATTCACCGGAGATGCGTATGTGGATACGCTTCAGATACAAGGAAACGCAGTTACCATTCCTGTATTTGGAACGGCTCCCCGTAATGATACTATTATTGCTCCAAATACTTTTCGTAATCAAATTACAAGTGTTTCGGCATTTTTCCCCGGCAGTGTGTCTACAGTTTTTACTATCACAATTTCAGCTAATGCTCCTAACAATGATACTAATGTTTTGTTTGAAATCAGAGACGAAAATAATGGTCTAGTTGGTTTAGGAGAGTCAAGTACAAGAGGTGGGCGGTGGACAACCCAACACGTATTTTCTTTTCAAGGCTTAATGGGCTCAGGTAACAGAACTTTCTATCTTAACGTAGGTTGCTCTCAACCTTTTAACAATAACAGTGGGTGGTCTGTAATGGGAGCTTCATTACTAATCTTGGGAGTACAGCGTTAATGAACCACGTTATTTATAATGCAAATGGTGCTATCATCAGGGTAGTCACTTGCCCAGACTCAATGGTTTTGATGCAAGTAAAGGAAGGTGAATTTAGACTGACTTCTCAAGCAAATGTGGGTGCTGACGATAGCTGGGTTAGCGATGGAGTGTTAACACATAAGTCTAGTTTCCCTTTCTTACCCAACCATATTGAACTTGTCGCGGATTTACAAGATACGGCAGTTATCTCAAATGTACCTGCTGGCTCCGTCATTAATTGGTTTGACGGTGTAACAGAGATTTCGGACGGGGGTGATATTGAGCTCTCAGTAGACTTGCCGGGCAAGTATTGGTTAAGTATTTCCTCAACCCCATATCTAATTAAGGAGATAACTATTGAAGCGATCGCTGCAACTTAACCCCGACAACAGGCCTGCTACTTGGCAGCAAGTGCGTGAGTGGCGTGACATTCACGAAGTCTCACCGGTGGACTCACAGTTTGGTGCATTCGATTGCGGGCCCATGGCAGACAAACGCTTGTATGAACAACTGGATCTGTTTGATTATCTGACCACACTCAACGCTGACGGAACATTGAGCTGGAAACGTGCAGACAACACATGGGTAAACCTCACCAAAGCAGAGCTTGCGACGGTGTACCATGAGATACGTGTGAACCGTGCTCAGCGTGCCGGTCTGCTTCATTTGAAAGCTGCCGAATACGAAGCCATGGAAATAAAACCTAATGTGTCAGAACTCAAATCATTGAGTTTTTGGCTAACCTGAGACCTATCATGATAATCAGAAAACCATCAGCCAAAGAAATTGTGAGATGCTACATTAAATATGCATCAATGGAAGACTGGCTACCGACACGGACAACTAATGCCAAAGATTTTGCCAAAGAATTATCAAAGTCGGATTGCTATGTAAAAGTAGCGGAAGACGAAGACGGTGAAATCATTGCGTTCTTGTACGGCAATCCGGAACAAATGCTTCACATGCCTTTCCCGGCCTATGTGCAGAAGTACTACTGCTCATGGTGCAAAGGAAGTAAAGCTGCAAGAGCTCTGAAGATGCTGCATCAAGACCTTTTCGAGTTTGCGGAAGACAGGGGCTACTGGATGGTAATCTCTACCGGCTCTCATCATGACGAAAAATACAGCTTCACCAAGATGTTGGAGCGGATGCTCGGATGGGAACGCAGAGGCTACGTGGCAATGCAGAAAACCACCCACTATGACCCTGAGAAGGCCGCAGACGGCAAGTCGCACCAGCCCAGGCCGACAGGCAGGGCAGCCCGCAGACTCCAGCAGCGTGGCCCTCAGCCACCCTCTTGAACCCATCGCGAGAGTCAGCCGCTAGGGGGTTCCAATTTGCCCCATGCCTCTGACCTCGGGCACTCTCAAACGTCTCACCAGCGGCCTCTCCGGAGGCTCACTTTTTCGGATTTTTCCAAGGAATCGATTATGCAAAATACTGACTGGAGTTTAACTTCACGTTTTTCACCAAATGAATGGCCAAGTGGAGTTGCGGAAGCCTTAGACTTACGACTTATGCACGAGCTATTCCGCTTGCGTGAGTCAGTGCCGGGTTCACACTCCATGACGCCATCCCCAATATTTGGTGCGCATATACGTAACGAAGGAAACTCAAGACACTCCACAAAGAAGGGCACAAGGCAGTCCGATGCAACCGACTTGTTTCTGCCTAACTGGAAAATTGCTTTTGCGATATGGAACAGAGCAACTCAGATGAATTTTGGCGGCATTGGCTTGTACACGGACACTCAGTTAGGCGGCAATAAAATGCCCATGATTCATCTGGACATGCGAGATGAAAGGCTGATGTGGGTGCGAGACGCGGTGCACGGCTATGTGTACTTTCAGAATGATCCCAGGACTTTCTTTAAGATTTTGGCGCAACAATAACTGCGGAAAATAGGGTATCTTATATGAAGAAACAATCATATGAGAGACTTGACATGAAAACTTGGCTTAAAGCTTTTGCGCACAATTGCATAGTACACTCAATGATGATGTTTGTTCCTGCAGCCCTCGGAGATAGACTGCATGATTGGAATGCTACTTGGGCATTTGGTCTAAAGCGTTATGATGAGCTTTTTTTTTAGAAAAGAAATCTGGCACCTTCGGGTGCCTTTAAAATCAATTTAAGGTATTTATTATGAATCATTTTGACTTAGCAGATCAGTACAGGAATTACGACTTGGAAGGTGCAGGCCGCCTTGCAATCAATTTGCATGATAAAAGATTCATGCCCGTTAGGTCTATCAAAGAATATCTTGATACAGGACGCGAGGAAGAACTTGCATTTCAAGAGATAAGAGCGATCTTAAAGTGCACGCATCTGACGACAGAGCAGAGTCGTATTTATGAAAAACTTTCGGAGAAAAATATGGCAACTGATTACATAAGCGCAATACTGGAAAGCTCTAGAGGCATTGCTCTCTTATACCACAAGAAGAGAGGCACTGTTACTTTGCCAACCGGAAAGGTGGACTCGGGAGAAACGCCTGAACAAGCCTGCAGAAGAGAGATGCTGGAAGAGTTGGGCGTCAAAGTTACACATATGACACTGGCGCACACGACTAAACACCGGTCGCCGAAAGGGAATCCTTATATCGGTTGGCACTTTATATGCAATTTTGAGGGGCATCTTGTGAACTGTGAAAAACAGAAGCATGAAATAGTCATCGAAGAACAGCTAAGGTGGACAGATGCCTGGGACGTACTGGCAAGCAAAGATCCCGCGTAATATTTATCAATCAAAGGAGTTGTTATGAACAGTGCAATTGTAGCTATTGAGAATATGTTTCTAGGATTGAAGAAGGAATTAGAAGGGATAAATGACCCTGGGCATCGGGAATCGGTGGACTATCACTACTGGCAGCGGCTCTGCCAGGATGGTGCGCTCAGCGCTGTTCGCGGAAAAACATGGGTAGAAGGATCAGATACCTATTTTGTAAGAGACGACTTAACCCTGGTGATAACGCATGAGGCGTACAAAGGCCCGGTGATCAAAACTCATATGCAGTGGGGCGAGTACCAGAATGGTATGAAGCTGTCCTTTAGTACTCAGCATGTGAGTACCGATCCAGACCCCTGTATAAAAGCAGAACTGAATAAAATATTCAGGGGACAAAAGTCAGAACTATTTGTCAATTCAGACGCGGTGTCTTACTTCTTGGCGTACCATTTTGTGAGAAGAAGTAACGGGGATCTGTTCCCATTAGCTCTTGTTTTTGCCGATCAAGATAAGCGAGAAGTTTTTCGAACAGGCGTGAGTGCGCAGGAGATTGCGTTCCTTCGTGCACAGCTGCGTAACTGGGCTATTCAGTAAAATGCGGGAAATAGAGTATCTTATATGAAGAAACATCAATCAAAGGAAATATTATGCTACATCTAATGTTATTGATTTTAGTTGGCCTGGCAATAGTCTTCATGGTAATGTTTATTATAGGAGGAGTCGTAGGGCTCTATCAAGGAATTAAAAAGAGCAAGAAAGAGGACGACGACAATGTTATTTAAAGCGTTCATATAGGGATTTTTTGGTTCTATTATTGTAATCTTGGGAGGGATATTGTTTTTCTTTATCCTAGCGGTTCTCATCAAATTCTTTGCCCCAGACCGTTGGGCAGAAATGGAAGAAAAAAAAGGAAGAAAATCAAATGATTATTATTGTTATTGGTGTTGCGGTAGTGTCAGTAGCTTTATATCTTGCTGTTGAAAGACCAGCGTGTGAAAAGTACTTTGAGTTAGATTTAGAAAAGCGAATGGGCGAATGATTTCGCGCACATTGGCAATAGTGTGTATTTTAGCACTGATGTCAGGATGTGCACCGGCGGCGCTTGAAGAAGTGCAAAGCGGGGAGGCACAACTACACTGTCACCTGCAAAAAGGCTGGACAAAAATAGACAAAGAGCGTGTCGTTGACATTATCGACGGCACTTGGATTTTCAATAACGGGTACTCAAGTACCTGCAAATTGACGAGGAAAGAATAATGGGCATTTTAGTTGTAGCCGTCTTACTTGTATCCCTAGTCCACATGGGCCTGGAAATTTACCAAACTCTGAAAGGACGTGGCAAATGAGCATTTTGCTGGGAGTGTTAATTGTCGTAAGCATCGTAAGGATGCTGGTGAGCATATACTTTGAGGTGACAAAATAATGGCAAATTTTGTGTTAGTAGTACTAACTTGTTGTGCCTTTTTCTTCATGACAAAAATCATGAAAAAGACAGGGATATTTGAGATGCTTTTACAATACGCGGCAATTGTCGGTGTTGTGGGCGCTCTGGCGCTGCTATTTGCACCTTCGATTATGGGGATTTTACTAATCTCAGGAGGCGTCATCGTAGCCGCACTGATAACTTCCTTGCAGATTTACCTAGTCTACAAGCTCGCCGAGGTGGTAATACTGGGCATTGTAGCAAAAAGGAGGGGAAAGTGAATCTCGTCTGCTATTCTTTTATCGGTGCAGTTGACGATAAAGGTAAAAAGTCGTCATTCAAGAATCCGACAGCCGCAAGGTTTCTAGACAAGGAACAGTGGCTAAAGACTGTCAGAACCTTCAACGGTTCAGACTTAATGGATTTAAATCAAAAGCACTTTATGGGCTCCAATCTAATTGGGGCAAAAGTCCACGCAATAGCAAATCTGAGAACAGATGGAGGTGTGCCAATATACGTAGAAAACGCAACGTATAATAAGCTAAAAAATTTAATACTGCCGTACAAAGACCTGTTCTAGGCGTTACCTCTCTCACATCCCTTTGGGGTTGTGGGAGAGGGCGTCATGAACTTTTTTTTTTCTCAGAGGAATAACCTTGCAACTTCGTGACCTGATTGAAGCAATACTTATAATCTTATTGATTATCTGTGTTACAAGATTCAGATTAGATGCTGCAATGTTACTCGTTGTTATCCTATACTTATTGCGAAAAGGTTCCAAATCATCCCAAACCTAGACGCTTAGGAGAGACATGCGCAACAAAATTTTGAATAGTCTTGAAACCCGAGTTGGTTCTGAAATTTCAATCAGAATGCCTCTAAAATACTTGAAGGCGTTGTCCCTTGAAAAACACATCAACGATATCATAGGCGTCGTGTATCTTTACACTAGACCTAAAAAGGGAGTAAAGTCAGGAGCACAATTCACGTTCCTTACAGAAATTGTGTGTGCTATTGGTAAAAAGCTTATGTCCAAAGAGCAACTCAAAAAAGATTCAGCGTTGGCTGCTAAAACAGGCGCATTTATTCTTTACTCTTTTGAGGAACTTAATTTGCTGAAAGTAGTGAAAAGCAAAGGTTCAAATGGACACCAAGCCTATATTGTAGAAGTAGTGGACGATGCAGCTCTCATCAAATTATGGAACGAACTTCCACCGGCTACTTTAGAAAAGCTACCATCACTTCTACCTTATGACGCATGGACAAGCTTTCGCCATTCAACCGGTGCATTGCTTATCAAAACAAACCACAAAATCAGATCTACAGTAACTCCGCTAACACATCCATTGATATATGAGGCTATTAATAAATCTCAATCAGTTGGTTGGAACATCAACAAAGCTGTCCACGAGTTACAGCTGTGGTCTTTCAGAAACAAGGCAGACGCATTTAATGATGTCTGGAAGGCGCACAGCCCTGAAGCAAGATCTACAAAGATCAGGGAGACAAAGTCAATCAGCAGCATTGCTGAACGATTCTTAGATGACACTTTCTACCATTTACAATACATGGATTTCAGAGGAAGAAAGTATGTGGCAACCGCCTATCTCAACGAGCAAGGCTCCGATCTGGCCAAAGGCCTTTTGATACGAAACGACAGAAAAGCGATTAAAGAGAGCGGCTTCTTTTGGCTATGTGTCAGCATTGCTTCTAACTGGGGCGGGGACGCCGGGAGAGAAGACGAGTTAAAAACAGACAAGATACCTCTGAAAGATCGCTACATGTGGGTTCTTGACAATGAAGAGATTATAGTTGCGTACGCAGAAAATCCTAAGTTAAACCAAGGATGGATGAAGGCAGATAAGCCCTGGCAGTTTATTGCTGCATGCTTTGAGATGTTGAAATTGAGACAGCATCAAATGGGTGATGTCGAGGACTTCTCTTATGAATCAGGCTTAGAAGCATATCTTGACGGCAGCACTAACGGAAGTCAACATCTATCGGCTTTGATGCTGGATGAAGAGACGGCACCATATGTAAACTTAGTGCCCTCAGATCTTCCGGGCGACCTTTATATGTTTGTGGCATACCACATGTGGGCTGAACTTGAGAAAGAAGTCAGTGAAATGACTTCAAGGACTAAGAAGAGTCTGGACAAATGCATTGATACCCTCATCGAAATGAAGAAGCAGATCAATGCAACAGAAGCTAAGAGCGAGCAACGCCAAGAGCTTATTGAGATCTATAAGAAGTACAAGCTGAAAAACAAGGAGATCATTAAAAGAGCTGCTCCGATCTTCTGGTTGAGAGTCAACGAAGATAAGCAAAAAAGAAAGATATGCAAGAGAGGCGTAATGACTCTTCCGTACGGCTCTAAGCCTTATGGCCTGGGAGAGCAAGTAATAAATGACTCTCGCAAACACGGCATTGAGTTATTAACTTACATGGAACACACTTGGGGTGCTTATTTCGGAAGAGATCTTTTCAGAGTTTGTATGGATTGTCTTAAAAAGCCGATGCGTCTTCTCTCAACATTTGAGCAAGCGGGCAAAGCAGCGGAACAGCGCGGTGAGTTCCTCTCTTGGACTGTCCCAATAACCAACTTTCCTGTAGTACAGCATTACATTGAAGGAGAAGTTAAGAAAACTTGGGTGCAATACGGAGCGCCTAAAGGCAAGAGATTGAACACGGGGTATTACGAGAATACGTACCAATTGATGATTTCTTATCTGGAGCAGCCAAAGCCCTCTAAAAATAAGCAATCTCAAGGTGCCGCACCGAACATAATTCACAGCCTTGATGCGGGCCATCTCATACTGACAGTCTGCAGAGCGCCATTCCCGGTAACAACAGTCCATGATTCCTACGGGGCGTTGTTGGGTGACATGAATGATCTGTTCAGGATTGTCAGGGAGACCTTTGTTGAGCTGTACCTTAAAGACCCACTGACATCAATTTTCAATGACATAGGAGCGGACATCACAAAAATAGAGAAAGGCAAATTAGACCTGACACTGGTTCTTGACTCGGAGTACGCATTTGCATGATAATCTGCAGAACACTCGAAGACATTGAAGCAATTGAAGACCCTATAATCAACAGAATTGCTCTTAATAGCTATCAACTAAGTATTGAAGAGTGGGTAGGGCAGGGTAACAAGATGTCAGAGATCGGCATAATTGTTGTTTTAGAAACAGCTGAAGACTTTAGCAAGGAGGAAGCTTATCTAACAAGTGATAAAGGTTTCTTATTGCATCTGACAATGGTTGCACATGATGAAGCCTTTGTAAATTGGGAGTATTTAGAAGAGTACGAGAATGCATGGGAAATCCTGCACCTTGTAAACGATGAGTTCGGTGTTGTTTACTTGTTCAGAAATGATATAGATATCCCCCAGGCAGTGCGAGATGCGCTTTCTGTTTTTTAACCAATCAACCCGTTAGATTAACCCTGAAAGGGTTTTAACCAAACACATAGGAATTTTCTAAAATGATGTTATACGATTGCGAATTATGGTATATTAGGCTTGACCCTGCAAACCCAAACACCAAGTTTAGCAAAGTGCGCCCTTCTTGGGAAATTCAAATCAGAACAACTAAGAAAGAGCAAATGAAAGAGTGGCAAGCTGCCGGTCTGAAGGTAACACCTCAAACAGACGACCACGATAATCTATTCTACTTTGTGAACTTGAAGCGCAAAGCAGTCAAAGCAGACATGACGCCTGTGGTATGCCCGGAGCTGATTGACGGAGACCTAAATAGCATTGATCCGCGTACTGTCGGAAACGGCTCTGAAGGCCACGTCCGAATTTTCCAATACAACCAGGAAGCAATGGCAGCAAGCGGCGACAAGCCTGCAATGCCAGCTAAGCTTGTCAGCATACTGATGGGCGTTCAAGTGACAGTGCACAGAGTATATGTCCCCAAGCCGTCTGAAGACCGTGAAGAATTCGCTGTAACCAAGACAAAAGTACTGGGTGAACTCCCCAAGTATGGGAGTGAAGATGACGCCGACAGAGCACCCTCTGAGTCTTTCAAGAAAACAGCGCCACCGGAAGGTTCAGACAAGGCTCGTGAATCCGTTAAATTCTGAGACTAATATATGAAATACGTAATAGACGTAATTGATTGCAAACGTGACTATCGAGTTGCAACCACAACAGATCCACTTTTGCTTAATGTTTTAGATGACTTGAAGATGTCCGCAGTCAATGAACTCTTCATAAGTCACAATCTTTCAATATCGGTCAATGGTCGTCAAGACATTGCCTTAAGCAGTTTTGAAGACTATGAATCTTGGATTGTAGGTCTTGAAAGATGGTCTGCTTGGCACTCTGATATAGAAGAAAAAATGACAGGTAAAGACCTTGCAGAGCCATTAATCGAAACAGCTCATATTGGAGTATCCTCAGCAGTTGACCCGAGTCACTATCGCGGTATGCTGGCGGGACTCCCTGACTACGGCTGGATTGACATTGAGAGTCGAAAAGCCAAGTACAAAGACCCCACAGTGTTTCTTGGCGCGGTGGATTTGCAAGAAAGTAAATACATGGAACGTCTGGGCAAAAAAGATGATCCTCTCCAAGAACGCAAAAAGAGCTTGTTCTACAAAATGTACGCAATACTGTACATGGAGAATGGCTGTCTGCCGATAAAGGCTAACGAAGTTCACAAGTGGATTGCGGCAATGCCTGCCATGCCACACAAGACTATGTAAAGGAGAGAGGGCTGTAGTGGCCCTCTTTAACTTATGTCAAGATACGTATTCGACATTGAAACTGACAATTTGCTTGACAAGTTGACTTGCATGTGGCTTATTTGTTTCAGAGATATAGAAACGGATGAGCGCTTCTATTGTACTCAAGAGGATATGCGTTGGAAAAAAGTGCTGCAAGAAGCCGAGCTTGTTGTAGGCCATAATATTATTAATTTTGATTTAAAAGCGCTTAAAAAGATTTATGGTTTCACTTTGAGTCCAGGCACTCGAATTCATGATAGTCTTATTATGAGCCAAGTACAAGATTATAAGCGATTTGGAGAAAAAGGCCACGGCTTAAAAGTTTGGGGCGAGTACCTGGACTATTCTAAAATAGAGTTTGATGACTACTCTGCTTATACTCCCGAAATGCTTACTTACGGTCAACAAGACGTTGATCTCAACACTGAAGTTTACAGAGTTCTGTTAACTGAATTTGAGGCGCTTGCTGAGCGTAACGAGTTTATAATACCTTATATGCGAGCTGAACACGCAGTCGCTCAATGGTGTGCAGACGCAGCAGAGTATGGCTGGCCTTTTGATAAGGAGGGCGCAATTGAGCTCCTCAACACTCTCAAGGCTTTGTTAGACTCCATCACAGAAACACTTGAAGCAAAACTTGGTATCAAGACTGTGGCGACTGACATGGTCAAAGGTGTCTGTGAAGTCAAAAAGCCTAAATGGAAAAAGGATGGCGATTACAATCATCACACATGCGCATGGTTTGGCATTGAGCCCGAGGAGGGACAAGAGGATGGTACAAGAGAGATTGACGGAGAGTACTGCAGAGTTGAGTTTAAAAAACTAAAGTTAAGTTCTCCTGCAGATGTTAAAGTGTTTCTCTACCGCAACGGCTGGATTCCTGATCAATGGAACACTAAAGTCAATCCCGTGACTTTTGAGAAGACAAGAACTTCACCGAAAATAACAGACAGCTCCCTTGAGTTTCTTGGGAGTGACGGCAAGCTCTACATAGAGTATCTTACAGTACAGTCCCGTTACGGCATCACAAAAACTTGGGTAGAGAACGTTGGTGAAGACGGTTGTCTGAGGGGTGATTGCTTCCCAATAGGCACGCCGAGTATGCGGGCCAGACACAAGATTATTGTGAACGTACCAAGCGCAGACTCCGACTACGGTCCCGAAATGCGCCGCCTGTTCCGATCCAGGCCGGGCTGGAAACTTGTCGGGTGCGACTCCTCCGGCAACCAGGCGCGTGGTCTCGCACACTACCTGAACAACGATGAGTTCACCAGAATCCTGCTGCATGACGATATCCATACTTATAACGCGCAAAAGTTGACAGAAGTTTTGCGTGAGATGGGAATGGATCACGTTGTAGAGAGAAGCGTTGCAAAGAGAATTTTGTATGCTTTCTTGTTCGGGGCTTCTGGTGGGAAGCTCTGGGGCTATATCTTTGGACAGCCCAATGAAAAACGTGGTGCAACTCTGAAGAAAGGCTTCACAAAGGCAGTTCCAGGGTTCAAAGATCTCTTGGATAAACTGGATCGTGTATTCAATCAAACCAAAAGAGAGAACAAAGGCTATGGTTTTATCCCGTCTATTGCCGGCACTCGCATATATGTCGACTCTAAGCATAAACTGCTTGTTTACCTGCTGCAGTCACTTGAGAAGATTACTTGCGCGGGTGCATGCCTGCTGTTGACCCAATGGCTAAAGGAAGAAAACATACCGTACAGCCCTTGTATATTTATGCACGATGAGCTTGATTTTATGGTTCCTGAAGAATACGCCGAAAGAGCTGCAGAGCTGGGCGTTAAAGCATTTCAAGAAGGACCGAAACTGTTTGGAGTGACAATTATGAGTGGTGACGGTAAAATTGGGAATGACTGGATGGACATTCACTGATGGAAATTAATTGCAAACACTCAAAATTTAGCAGGTTATGGGTAAATAGCTGTGTTGATGCAGATAACGACCTCTGCTTAGCACTGGAGGATTACGAGAATTATGTATCTGTATATCTCAGTCTTGAAGAGATTTTAATATTGCAAAAACATCTAGTTGAGGTCTTAGAAAAGCATGCGAAAGATTCTTATAAAAACTGATATTGAATGGCAACTTGCCTGTGACAAGCACTCTGAACTTAATAAGCTTGTTTTCGGAGGTGACACTACAATAATTGTGCAGCAAACCACTATAAGGAGAGTCCAATGACTTTTAAATGTGCGCACTGCGAGGTTAGTGTCAAGTCACAGCCTTGGGCCAATACCAGTCTAGGTCTCTGCAGAGATTGTTACAGGAAATGGTACGAGTGTACAGACTGCGGTGATCGGGTATATGGCCCAATTCACCTTGAAGACGCAGTATCGCTGCAACAGTGTGATGACTGTTTTCTGGAGAATAAGAAATGCGAGCCATAACAAACTATCATAAGGATGAATCCAATGATTTACAAATGCAGCGGCTGTGGCCAGATGGTGGATTCCCAAGAAGAGTTGGAAGGCGCGTTTGACGAGGAAGAATGTAATCAGTGCTACATGGAGAAGGATCAATGCGAAGAGTAGCCATAATTGACGGAGATATTATCTGTCATGATGCCGCAGACCTCCACTGGCGTAAGAAGGTCAGTCAGTGGGAGTTGCACGGCCTTAATATTGCGCCTCTCAAGGGGCTGGGCTATGTACCCGGCTATGATTACACAACAGACTTAGCTATGCAAGAAAAATGCTGGGACACCTTTCTGGAAATGCTTGAAGCTGCAGTGGAGGCAAGTTATTGCACAGAATACGTCATGGCGGTTAAAGATGGCAAGTCATACCGAGATGAGATCTACCCTCAATATAAGCTGAAACGCGGCAAATACAATGTGCACAATCCGTTTGTGGAGTATCTTCGAAAGCGAGCTATAGAAGAAGATCTTGCTCTGGGTGCCACAGGTAAAGAGGCAGATGACTTGGTAAGGACATGGGCAACCGAGTGCAAAGAGCACGGAATTGAATTTGTGGTGGGCACTATTGACAAAGACTTGAGATGCATTGAAGGCACACATTACCATCTCAGTAAAAAAGAGCTCTCAAAAGTCAGTAAAGAAGAAGGCATGTGGCTTTACTACGCACAGCTCCTCTCCGGTGATCCTACAGATCATATACCGGGACTCCCTGGCATTGGTCCTGTTAAAGCACAAAAGGCAATTGCAGGAACAGAGGAAGACTGTCAAGAGGCAGTGGTGGCAATGTACTTAGAAGCCTACGGAGATGATTGGGAAAGCCATTTGCTTTCTAATGGCAAAATGATCTACATTCAGGAGCACTGGAATGCACACTTCACTATTCGAGAATGGCCCATCGTTAAAGAGTTGCGTGGATAGAAATGCCACTGTCTGGCTCGATGGTACTACTTTTGAAATGTTTGCAATGGACGGTGAGGACGCTGTCAGAGTGAATTGTCTGAGTGGTGACTGGGTAGGCACATTTAAGCCTTACACAAAAGAAATAACGCCTGATTTCACAAAGAAAACTCACACCATCAGTTCAATAGCTCTAAAGGAGCCGGACTAAGATTAAACTTTTCGGATCGTCAAGAATAGCCCTCCAAGATGAGTAGGTTGTCGGTTCCTCAACTGAGCGAACCCAATGAAAATGTCAGTGCCAAACAACTATGTTCCCTCCGCCTCAAAGTTCAACAATGGTCATTGGAAGTTTGATCAACAGATGGGAAAAGGAGCAGGCTTTGTTTACATAATCCGCGATAATTTAATGGAGAAATTTTACTTAGGCAAAAAATCTTTCAGAGTCAGCAGTGGCTATGAGACAAACTGGCGTAAGTACACGTCTTCTTCAAACATATTGAATAGCTTGCTGGAAGCAGGTGATAAATCAGACTTTGATTTCTTTTGTCTTGAGCAATACAGGATGACAGGTACTGTGAGCTACGCAGAGACATGGTCCTTGTGTCTAGTGGAGGCGCCTACAACAGATCGTTGGTATAACAAGCGCATTGAAAAAGTTGCATGGAATGTCAGCGAAAAATTATCTGAAAGGCATAAACGCAGACTGAATATAATCATCAACATGGGAGACCCCGATGCTTAAGTTCAAACGTTTTTTATTTGTAATCCTCACACTCATTGCCGCTGTGGGTTTAATTGCCAGCTGCATTTTGATGGGAATGGAAGCATTGGGGGTTGCTGAAGACAACGACCTATCCAACATTAAATTAATGCTATCTTCTTTAATATTAGGCTTTATTGCGAACACAATGAGGTAGTAATGGGCAAAATCGTCAAGCGAAATCAGCCCTGCTTGGCTTGTGACTCAACTGATGCACGTCAGATATATGAAGACGGCGGTTCAAAATGCTTCTCATGTGACAAAAGTTTTAAATCTGATGAAGCAGTCAAGCCAGCACCCAGAATGTACAGTCCTAAAAGGATAGATCCAGAAGAGATAAAGACATACGCAACAAGAGGCTTTGAAGCAAGAGCTATTACCAAAGCAGTCTGTGCTTTTTACAATGTGAAAGTTTCTTACAATTCAGACGGTAATATTGACACACATTACTACCCCTATGAAAAAGAAACACATTATAAAATCCGCAAACTCCCCAAAGAGTTTCAATGGACACCGTCTGGTTCCAAGTCCCTATTCGGTATGGAACACTTTAACGGCGGTGGCAAGCGTTTAATTATATGCGAAGGTGAATGCGATACTCTTGCAGTAGCCGAGGCATCCCATCAAAGATACAATAAGTTTTACCCAATAGTAGGTATTTCTTCTTCCGCAATGGCAGAGCACCTTGTAGAGCATCGCTCTTGGATTCGCTCTTTTCAAGAAGTTGTGATTTGTTTTGATGAAGACGACGCAGGCTTGAAGGCACAAAAAGAAGCTATAAGAATCATTGGTTACGATAAAGCGCGTGTCACAAAACTCCCGAAAAATGATGCAAATAACGTGCTTGTCGAAATGGGTGGCAAAGAGCTACTTCAATGTATCTTTGACGCAACTACGTTTGTACCCTCCGGGATCATAAAGCGAACTGCTATATGGGAAGCAATTGTAGCAGCAAGTAAAGTTGTTTCAATTCCATTTCCGCCTTGTCTTGCCGGTCTCAACAGTAAGCTTAAAGGCATGCGCGGCGGAGAGATTACGCTATTCATCTCCGGCACAGGTTCGGGTAAAAGTACAATAATGCGAGAAATAATCTTGCATATCCTGGCGACATCTAAGGAGAAGATTGGCGTAATAAGCTTGGAAGAAGCCCCCGGTGAGACCGGTAAGTCTCTTGCAAGTATGCAGCTGAAGCGTAATAAAGCCCTGGAAGAGATTTCTCTAGAAGATCTTGAAGTCGGCTTTAATGAAGTCTTTGAAGGCGACAGAGTAGAGCTATTAGATCATCAAGGCTCTGCAAATGACGGCAGTATAATCGATCGCATAGAATATATGTGCTTGGTTGGCTGCAAGAAAATTTTCATTGACCACATCACGATACTTGTATCGGAAGGGGCAGAAAACTTGCAAGGTAATGAAGCACAAGATAAAATAATGAACGACTTGCTGCGTATTGTGAAGCGCTATCCTGACGTATGGATCGGTCTTGTGTCGCATCTACGCAAAACGCCTAACGACAAAAAGTCATTCGAAGAAGGAAGACTGCCTTCTCTGGATGATATAAAAGGATGCCTTGCTAGAGACACAAAAGTCTTGCTTTCGAACGGCACTTCTGAAGCAGTTCAAAATTTAAAAGTCGGAGATTGCCTAATTGGTGACAACGGTCAGCCTAGGCAGATTTTAAAATTAAGGCGAGGCTCGCAGCAAATGTACAGAGTGGTGACAAAAACCTCAAATGATTCTTTCATTTGTAATGAAGACCATGTCTTGACATTGTCGCATAATGACAAATTATTTAATATTTCTGTGAAAGATTTCTTAAACAAAAGTGACAGCTTTCAATACAGATGTAAGCAGCACTACAGCGGAGGTTATGATTTACCCCATCAAGAGCTTCTTATCCCGCCTTACTCTCTAGGCGCTTGGCTCGGCGATGGTTCTAAATCAGCTTTCAGAATCATGGACGCAGCTCGCATAGGTATTGTTGAAAGAGTAGCTAATGAGCTCGGCGCAGTCTTAGGGAGCCCAAAAAATGTCAACAAAGAATATTTCAACTTCATAACAGAAACAAAAGGAGAAATGCTTAACAAGCTGAAAAACCTTGACTTGTTTAAAAATAAACATATTCCTTCAGCTTATCAATATGCCAGCAGAGCACAGCGACTAGAGCTTCTTGCAGGCTTGCTTGATACAGATGGCTCTTATTCAACACGTGACAGTCATTTCTATTTCTACCAGAAAGATAAAGAGCTTGCAAAAACAGTGAAAAGCATTGCAAGATCTCTGGGTCTTTACAGTACTGTGAGGTCTCAGATAATTTCAGGTGATTATTCTTCAAATGGTTCTGAGATATTTCAAGTTATGATCTCTGGGGATATTGATAAAATTCCTACGCAGAAAATTAACAAAGTTGATAGACAGACCAATGCGCTGAAGAGAGGCATCACTGTTGAAGCCCTGGATGTACAAGACTACTATGGTTTTGTGCTTAACGGCAATGGACGTTTTCTTTTAGGCAACCATACCATCACCCATAACTCAGGCTCCATAAAGCAAATCTCATTTGACATAGTGGCCTTTGCAAGAAACATGACAGCCGAGTCAGAGACAGACAGAAACACGATAGACATGGCAGTGCTGAAAGCCAGGACAATCGGCTTAACAGGCAGAGTTGCAGGTCTTCGATTTATTCCGTCAACAGGCCGAATGACTGCAGTAGATTTTATTGAGGAAAAAGCAAGTGAAGAATCCTTCAACAAAACAGAAAAAGGAACTAAAATTGCCGCAGTCGACATCTTGTGAATGTAACACTACAGTAAGCCTGATGTCGCTTAATTTAAAGAAATGTGTAGACTGCGGCAAAGAAATGCCGTGGACATTAGACAAAGGGCAATCCTCACTTCTCATAAAAGGTTTAAAAGGATGATTAACAACTCAGATGATGTGTTTGAAATTATTGAGTACATTGCGGTAACTCCGAGCACAAAGGCTAAACAAGATATTATTGAAGCGTGTCTACATACTGAACTATTCAAAAAAGTAATCAAATTAGCTTGTGAGCCGCTTCTAAGGTTTGGTCTGCTAGACATGCCTGCCGTAACTCCCGGCTACAATACTTTAAATGAGGAATCTTGGGATATTTTGGAGCGTCTCTCCTCAGGTGAAGTTCAACGATCTATAGATACAATTGACCTTGTCACTGATCATTTAGGAAGTCTCACAGGAGAGTCCCAAGAATTGTTCCGCCGAATTCTTAAAAAGGATTTGCGTGCAGGCTTCGGCACGGCAATTGTAAACAAAGCTTCAAAAAAGATCAATGGTTCTGCTTTGATCACCGACTTCCCTTACATGCGGTGCTCATTGCCCAAGCATGTGAATCTTAAAGAATGGCCCTGGGTCTCAGGCATTGACAGTGAAGTGAAACTGGACGGTATGTTTGCCAGCCTGTCTGTAGTGGGCAGCGGAGGGCAGATGCATACACGCAAAGGCCAGCTATTTGACCTTGGCTTGGCGTCTTGGGATGGTCTAAATAAAGACATTCGATTGTTACCTCCCGGCTTCCGCTTCTCTGGCGAGCTAATTGTTGTCAGAGACGGGCAGACAATGAAGCGTCAAACCGGTAACGGTTTCATCAATGCACTGTTAAACGGCAATGACACGTTGCCTGATGATTGCCACGTTGCGTACACAGTGTGGGATATGGTGCCAATACAAGCTGCTGCAGATAATTTTTATGATCGCAAAAGAGTCCAACGTAAAGCCGCACTGCTGAGCATCTTATCTTTCCAAGATTTCAGTGACATAAGCTTTGTGGAGACACGGCAAGTCTTCAGCTTGGAAGAGGCACAAGCACATGCGCAAAAAGTTATGGATTCGGGCGGTGAAGGCACTGTCTTGAAGCACCCTGAAGGTCTTTGGAAGAAAACAACTTCCAAGCATGAGATCAAGATTAAAGCTGAACACACTGCAGATCTGCGGATGTTGTTGCTGACTCCGGGTACGGGTAAAAATGAAGCTACATTCGGCTCAATCGCCTGCGCGACAGACGATGGGAATGTTATTGTAGATGTTTCAGGCTACACCGACGAGCTGAGAAAAGACATCTATGAAAACTGGGAGAATGTCTACAAAGGCCGTTTGATGGAGTTGACCTTCAATGACTTGCTCAGCAAAAGAAACAGAGAAACGTTCTCATTGTTTCTGCCCAGGTTTAAAGAGTTCAGATTTGACAAAGATGACACCGACAGCTACGAGTCTATAAAAGCGATGATTTAAATATGAAAAGAACAGCGTCACATGATGAATGGATAGTATCTGAAAACGCACTTGTTATTTACATATTTCCGGATAAACAAAGTGTCTCTTTAACCCGAGATAACTTGCTGGATATGCTGGCTGAATTACCATTTAAGGGCTTTCTTTTGCAAGAGTTCCCGACTTGGGTAGTTGACAAAGATCTTGACATTAAAATAGGAAATAACACCTATTTCAGTGAAGACGATCTATTAGCCATGGTACAAGCAATAAAGAAAGCAAAAATGCAACCTAGTAATACAGAATTTGTGACAGAACTGATGGAGTTTTCGGACTTCGGTAGCCTGACGCAAGTAGCTGTCATTGAAGCTCTCCGCTTCTACAGTGAGTTGGTAGTAAAGCAAGAACGCCCCGAAGAAGACAACGGTGCATTTTTGAGTAATCAAACTTGGTGGGATGTCAATGCAGACTTGCATCGCCGAATGATGGCAAGGCTCCATCCCGAGCACGCTAAAAAGATCGAGGAGGAGCTCAAAGAAAGGCAGACACTCAGCGGAGCCAAAATGCTGGGTAGACAGGCGGAAGCCTTGTTCAGTCAGCATGAGTGGAAAAAGTTTAACAGTTAGATTAAAAAGCCCCCGACATAATGTTGGGGGTTAAAATCAAAAGGAGCAGTTATGTTAATACTTTTAACGGCGTCTAACGATGTCACCTATTTAGTTGACGAGGCGGATTTACATGAAGGTGGCGACTTAGCCGAACTTTGCATTTGTGCCTATAAAGACTTTATGAATTTTTATATCTACCCTGAAGACCTCAGAAAATTTTTAAGAGTGGCTTTTTCAGACCATGTAGAAATAAGGCTTAATGAGACTTCATACTTTATGGCGACTCCTATTTTTAAAGAAATGAAAGAAACATATAACATATTACAACTCTCAAATGTCGTCGCTAATTCAAAAGTCTTTTTGAAAGACCGCTTTGGTGCTACACAGATTGTAAAAATGTACATTAAGGAGATGCAAGGTGAAAACTTCTGACCGGATAAAGGCAATACGTGAAGGCGGATTTGTCAAACGCTGTCACACAAAATTTATGCATCGCGAGTATACAGTAGGTCAACACAGCTTCAACATGCTGGCACTGCTGATGGTGTTTCACCCTAATCCTTCTACAAACTTAATTAAAGCAGTTGTGCTGCATGATGTCCCGGAACGGTGGACAGGTGATCTGCCGACTCCCGTAAAGTATTTGGCCCCCAAAATGAAAGCTGAAATAAATACTTTTGAAAAAGCAATCCTCAAACAAATTCACCCTGAAATTGAATTGACTGCCGAAGAAACTTTCTGGCTTAAGTCGGTAGACATAGTAGAGTTGTGGCAGTGGTGCCAAGAAGAGCAAGCACTCGGAAATACTTCTGTCAAAGCCATGAAAGACGAATGCTTAGCAATAATTTGGAGGCTTGATAGTGACGGCGTACTTCCTCCTGAACTTGCAGGGTATGTTCTAAGTGAGAAGCGACATACATTTCTCAGCGACATGCCGAACAAGGTATTTAACTTATGAAAATTGCACCAGTAACTTTGCTTGAGATATTTGAGAATTCTTACATTGACGGTAATGCGCTAGACAAACACTTACGATTTCAAAATGCATTAGAAGAGCACGGTGAAGTGATGACGCGCAACGAGGTTAAAGCGTTGTACCACAAAATCCTGTATAATGGAGTTGCGTACCACAGCCAACAGAGTGAAGAGAAAAAATATCTTGACAGACTGACCGATGACTTTGCTGAAAGATTTATGTCTTTTGCATTAGAAAACAGTTCTCTCAACTTAAATACAGATGAGGCAATAGCTAGGCTCTGCACTGATACTGCCTATCGTATTGCCAAAGAAATGGTCGAAGCGAGACACAGGAGCATGACTGAATGAGAAAACTGGTCAAACAAGCCACATCATTAAATGACATCCCAGAGCTTTTGGGCATGCTTAGCAGGTTGGAAGATGCATTTGACGACATTATAATTGCGGCAAATGGCCCTAATACACGGCGGTTTAAATGGATAGTCCAGCGCGCCCAGTCAGCTTTGGACAATGATGAGACATGGCGAGATATGCCTCTGCCGGGAGACTCTCACAAGCATCCCGACGAGATTGCAGTGCTGCGCGTCAGAGTGAAAGAACTTAGGACTATTACAGTAGAGGCGCTGGTCAATCTGGCAATGCACGAGCCGCAAAAAGCAAAAGAGTTGTCTGATATGATGACACAGGAGATTAAAAATGCTACTTGATGACTTAAGTGCTTTACTGGACAAATTTGAAGAGTTAGGTTATGAAAACAAAATAAATGCAACTCCTGACGGTTCAGACGCAATCCAACGTCTGGAGAATTTTGTGCAAATGCGTCCAGCTATTGTAGAAAGGACACCTTCTCAAGAGGCTATTAAAGTTGGCGTGCAGACCGCTACAAATGGCAGTGTAGTGGCGCAATATGCTGAGATACCAATTGAGAGAGTCATCTACTGGGTATACCGTGAAATGGTTCGACTGGAGTCAAAATGATAAATGACCGAACAGAGTTTGAGGAGGTAATGCGTGGTAATTTTAAAATACCCGCAGCGGCATTTAACACAAGGAGCGAGCAAGGTTACTATGACGGCCATCTTAATGCCTACTATAAAGTCTGGAAGCTTTGCGAGGAAAATAAGAGGAAAAAAATTGCAGATTTTAAACTAAAACTTTGGGGTATAGCTGAAAGTGTAATACTAAGAAAACCCAATGCCGGCGCTGAGTTGGTGGCAAAACAACTCTGCATAGATATCAAATCATATTTAGACGGAATCAGCTAATGACTTATCTGGAAGCTTTTGAAATCATTAAGATGAAACTCAAGCAAACAAGCCGTGCCACTGTAATTGAAAACGTGAGAGTGTGCGGAGGGACCTATGATAGTTGGTCCAGAGGAGAGGTTGAGTCTCCAAGTCTCAGAGTATTTGTGAAATTCTGTATCTATTTCGGCCTTGAAGTGTCAATGGCTGAACTCAAACATATGGTGTAATCCGATGAAAGAGTGTAAAATGAGTCTCCCGTTGAAGTCGCTTCCTTTTGCTGTTGCTTGGGTGTTATCAGGGGACACAAGAGCGTTGCGAATAGAAGGAGGCGGGCTGCCAACGCAGTACTTTACGGCGAAGGCTTCCAGGATTTCCATAGACAAAGATAAGGGAATTGAATTGTTTTACTACATTATGGAGACAATACACTAATGAACATCTTTTACACAAACAAAGACCCGCGTACTTCCGCAGAGGAGCTTTGCAATGCGCATTTGAGGGAGAAAATCCCACATTACGCCATGTTGCTGTCCTCGGCACACCGAAAGTTGGACGGGTTCGGCCCACTGTGGGTTAAGCACGACGGCAATGACCGCAAGTGGTGGGTGCATCACACAGACACTCTGGATGAAAGTGGTAAGAAGCCTCGCCTAACAGGTTACATACTGCTTGCCGGTGTAAACTTGGAACACCCTTGTGTGAATTGGCTGTGTGAGTCTACCGCCAATTACACTTGGCTGGTTCTGTGCTTCATCCGTGCGTGTACCCTCTATGAGAGGCAGCACGGCGAAAAACACGAGTACCACAACTTGCAGAATGTCTTGATGACAGCGCCTGACAAGCTCAGCTGTGAGGACTTCACGGCTCCCATGCGTTTTGTTATGCCTGAGTTTAGGCACATCCAAGACCCTTGTAAAGCATACCAGGCGCACGTAAATCATAAGTTGTCTCTACTGAAAGACGTAGAATTCAACAGCATCACCCCTGGTTGGCTGACTCATAAACCTGAGAAATCAATCACACAATTAAACAGGGAAAAGAAAACAGGGAGAGATGAAGGGCCGCCTCAAATCATAATAGCTGCAAACACAGTTAAGGAAGACAATGTCGGGATGAAAAGAGGTGGCACTCTCAATTCTTACGGAGCAAGCGCACCTAACATTGTTCACGCAATGGATGCTGAGACGCATAACAATGAAACCCGCAAAGCTCCTCCCAAGTTCAATCCACCACCTAAGTTTAAGGTGCCACCTAAATGACAAGTATTCTGGAAAAATCAAGCTGCGAAGTTGTGCATTTTAATGAAGACTGGGCTATTCAAATGAGTAAGTTAGCGGAGGAATTATGGAAGAGAACATAGTAGTACTTTGGCAAAACTTAGCTGTGCCTGCCGAAATTGTAACAGACCTTGACCCTATGTTTCACTTTATGTATCAACCCTTTGTCAGAGTTGACTGCTTACAAGAGAAGCTGTGGCCTTGTGATGAACATGCAAGCCTTTACGACTTTGGCTATAAGCATAGCTACAATAAATGCATCGAAGATTTTAAGGCTAAATTAAATGAATGACGCACCGTTCTTCATAAGGAAGGTAGATTCAACGCATATCCGTTTGATTGTCGGTGATTGGGCGTCGCTGCCGTTGAAGATCAGCACAAGCAAATATGATTCTATCTGGGATGCTGAGCCAGATTCTCAAGAGGTGAAAGTAATGGTGCGCAGGTACATGCGTAGATTGAATGCTCCTGATCACATAGTAAACAAAATTGAGGCTTGGTATGAAAGCAGAGACAACTTGGAAAAATGAACTAGATGCGCTCCTTCTTGAAGTTGTTTCGCTTCTTGAATTCAAGTATTCTAAAGAAGTCATGGAAGAGGTGAATTCAGAAATCACTAGAAGGAGCGCGCTTATCGAAAGGAAAGTCAAGAGACACTCAAGGCGAGAGGCGGCTTTTTACAAGCGCAAATACCGACTTCACTTGAAGGACACCGCATGCGATACTTAGTTGTCACAGAGGCAGGAGTGATTGGGAGAGGTAACACACCTGCCGCCGCAGCAAAACAGGCAGGCATTCAAAGGAGCTATGTAAAGTTAATAGTCTGCGAAGCTGTCAAAGGTCTTGTAGAAGGCGTTATCTTTGTTGATGCGTTTGGCAATCCCAGATGGCAAATGACAAGCGAGTGCGAGGCTGCTTGCCAACTTTTTCCTAGGGTGGGGGACTTTATCATCCCCAGTGTCTTCATCTTCAGAGGCCGTGCAAGAGTGAACGGTAACAGACTTGAGATTAAGGGGGAAATATGATCTGTGAAGATTGCGGGAATGTTGCACAATTGTTATCCTTTGACGAAATGTGCGCCGACTGTGAGCATAAGGCAAAGATAAAGCTTCAAAAGTTTTTGCAAAGCAGAGTTGCGACCACAATTTATATGCAGGAAGTGTTTGACAAACTACCTAAGTCCAAACAAGCAATAATGAGACATTGCGACGACTGTGTCTTCGGCAAGCCAAGTGCAGATCAAATGCATATGTCTTGCTTAAAGTATCACCGTCCTCGCTTCTTTCAACCTAAAAGTGGGGATTTCACATCAGGTAAATGGGGATGGCAACGTAAGTGTACCGACTTTGCTTATCCCAAAGTTCTTGAAGAAGAGTTAGTGAAGGAGCTATTATATGATAGAGTGTAAAGCCTGTATCGAGGGTAAAAAGTGTGTAGACCTGAGATGCAAACCCGAAGAATCTCTGGCGGAGTTCAAAGCCCGACAGGTGCGCTGTTACGCCGCCCACGCCGTTGCGACTGAGAGGCTGTCTGCTTTCGTAGGTGCAACGGGTTGGCCCACAGGCAATGCTAAAGGTGCCTTCCGGAGCAAATCCGGCGGAAGAGTTGGTGAAATAGAGGCTAACAGAAATAAGTGAGTTTTTCAAAGTCGTGCCACAAGTTGTGACGGAGCCATGCAGGACATGGGTTGCGACCCCGTTAAATTAACCCAGAAGACGTAGTAAAAATAGGGCTGGCAATAATGCGAGTCCATCATAATCATCAAGGATTTAAAAATGAGCGAAGTTAAGCCAGTATTCCAAGCAGCAGACGGTACTCTTTTCAACACCAAAGCGGAAGCAGTTGATCACGGTCGTGCACCGAAAATTCGTGCGGCTCTGATGACAGCCACTGCCGGTAATGAGCAGATGTCGGACTGGTTGTTGGAAAAGAAAGAAGAATTGGCACAAATCTTCGGCACAGGCACCGTTAAGCGTGTGACCAAGAGTGAGCGTAATAAGCTGACTAAGGCGCTGGAAGCTGTCGTTGAACAGCATAAAGATGAGCCTAAATTCGCATTTCTCGTTGCTCACTACGAAGACGTCGCAAAGTCTTTCAAGTGGCCCGGTCAGAAGCGTCTTGACGCTGACGAAAAAGAAGCCGCCATCAAAGAACTCTTGGTTGACATGCTTGGACCCGACAATGTGGACGCCGCAGATTGGGTTGCCCAGAACGCTGAGACTATCGAAGCCGCCTTTGAAGCCGGTAAAGTGAAGCGTGAAGTTTCACCGCAGGCTATGGAAGGTCTGGCCTTGCATCGTGCAAAAGTCAAGGCAGAGAAAGAAGCTGCTAAGTAAATAACCATTACCGCGTCAAGCGGATGTAATGTTTGCTTGGCGCAATGAATGGGAAGGCCCGTAGAGCCTAGACTTGTCTAAATCTGCATGCCCCTGACCTAACGGTTGGGGGCTTTTTACGCAACTTTGGAGGCTGCAATGGCAATTTTTGTTGATTACGATGGTACTGAGTATTTGATAGTAAGTGCTCGTGGGCGCTTATGTAATTCCAAGCTACTTACAGAAGTTAAAGAAAGAGGTGACATGCTGTTAGCAGATGTCAATACAGGCGCGTTGATAATAAAGCCTGGGCTTAACAAGGATAACAATTTGTTAATCCACAGGCACAGAGGGGATAAGTGGCTTCGTGTTAAAATGGATGCTGAAACCGCTTACACTGCGCTCTGTAACGAGCTGTCCCGAGGCTTTATGACATCTTACTTATTTCGTAGTAAGAAACGCGTGTTTGCCGCAGATATCCTCAAAAGCTCATCGATTGTCAAAAAACAAATACAGGAAATGACAACAAATGTATAGGAAACTTTTTTCAAAGGCCAGTAAAAGAGAAACTCTGGACATTATGGTGCGCAAACAGGCCCGTCTGCTTGGCATTGAATTCAGAGGAAATGAAGAGTATCTGCTGGCAGCCTTTGAGTATCCAGAAGATAAAGACATCTGCGCTATGTTCAGTGCGGCACACAACCAATTCAAGCGTATCAAGGAAGCAGAGTATGCAGTATCTAGTCCAGGCTGTTTGTTTGAATGAGTTGTGTTCTTTAGGCACAATTGAATTAAGATCTTCAGACCCCAATAGTAGAATCATAATGGATCTGCTGGAGTGTGAGTATATCCTTGACAAGAATGTACTGTTGGCAATCTCAGTACGTAGGAAGGTGATCCTTGTGAGCACCAATGAAGATGAACCAATCTTAATTCTCAGGAGAAATGATGTACAAATACAGTGAAGATAAAGTGATGTTGGGCGAGCAGATCGTCAAAGATTATGGCGATCACGATGCCAGTACAAAACTCGTGGGTGAAGCCTACGCTAAACTCCTGAATGACAAGCAAGGTCTAGCTGAAGAAAAAGAAGCTTTGACTGAGTCCTCTGAAGAAGCGTATGCAAACGCAGTAAATAAGCAGGCAATGTCCAAACGCGCCTACTGAGTATTGCCCCTGACCTGACGGTTGGGGGGTTTAAAATCAAAAGGTGTCTTATGTATGTCTTGTCTGTAAATAAAAAGTTTCCCTTAGACTTTTACTTTATGAGAAATAAGAGAGAAAGCTACCTAATACATTTTTTAAAAAGAAAAAATCTCCATGAATACCACTACACATTCAGAAAGGTGAAATTTGAAGATGAGTAACACAACAGTAAGCGCGCATTTTTCCGGTGAAGATAAGCCTTATACTTTCTTATGCCCTCTAGACCTGGCCTTGACTCTGTCCTTTGGAGACATTGTGGTGGCGCATCCGGCCAACGGCCTGAAGATTGCCCGCATCCTGGAAGTGCATGAGACAAGTCAGGCAACAGGTCCATACAATTACAAATGGGTTTTCCAGAAAGTTAACATGGGGTATCTCACAGAGCTTGAGACATGCGCAGAGGAGAAGCCAGTCTACAGTGCAGCCGAAGAAGCTGAGGCCATCGGAGCTGCGCTTGATAAGCTAAGAGTACCAGAAGAGGTGGCCCCGGTGCGTGTAAACCCTACAGTCCCGAAGATGAAGATCCCGCACGTACCGAAGCTTTAATAGCTGAACTGGAGAGGCGAGTAGTTAACATGCAGCGAGTTATAGAGGATTTAAAGAATGCTTAAATTAGTAGAGTTTGTAAGACCAAATGGCAGACAAGTTGAACACGTGTACGAAGGGCATTGTGAGTTTTTTGAGACCAATAATATTGGCATCAGCTTTGAGTTTGACAATAGAGGCGCTTTAATTTTTTATTGCACTTTGCGTGATTATCATGTCGACGATGACCCTCTTGAATTGATCAAAATAGTTTCAGAAAAGCTTCCTTTAGAGAAAGCACTCAGTGAATGCCAGTCCTTGTGTGAGGACTACATGTCAGACGTTTCAGTGGAGCAATACATTGAGCAACAGAAAGGATAACGAGTATCGATACACAGTAGAGGGGTGGCTTACTGAAGCCGCCTTTTCTCAGGGATTGAAAGAAGTTGCTGAAAGAGGAGACAAGCGGCTGACAATGACAGGCTCTCTAGGCATTGAGAATCACGTGAACCGTTACATAATTCACATAGGATTAGATGGCAAAACTTTGTATTTAAAGTCTGTGACTTCTCTTAAAAAGGCCAGAGAAATGTTTATCAAGCTTTGCTTAATCCATCGTCTTAATCACAAAAGGTATAATCCGCAATGATTGAAATTCAAGAGAACCAAATCGTAGAGTTAGTGAAAAATGTGTCAAAAGCAGTAGGCTTCGTTTCAACTCAGTCGGTGTATTTTTGCCGCAACATCTACAAGGAGACTTGACGCATTCTGACTGAAGAAAAACGAATAAAAGCAATAAGGCAAACTCAACTGGTTTACAGTATGTGCATTCGTCAAAATGTATTTCCTTCGGCTCTTCAACAAATAGAGCACCTCCATGATGTGCTGGCCGCTGTTGATGAGCAGCCTGTTACATTCAGATTTCGCAGGGAAGTTATTAATGAGCATGTCCTGCACACTTGTGATGACTTTCATTCAGAAGATCAAGATGAAGCTGCTGATCTGGTATGTAATAGAGAGGAACAGATGTGTATGAATTGCGGTGCTGTTGAGTTCAGTGCGCCTTGTCATAATGTCAAAGGTGTTTGCCTCGAATGCAAACGGCATGTCGGTAAGTGTATTTGCGATGTGCCTTCATTGTACTACAGGAGAGTCCCTGAATGAAAACTTACGTAACATTCGGGCAAGCACACATGCATTTAATTGACGGTGTAATCTTTGACAAGGATTGCGTCGCAGTTGTTGAAGGCGGTCGTAAAGAAGTTTTTAAGTTGTTCGGATCAAAATTCTGCCTCGAATACACTGAGGCGGAATTTGATCATGATCTTATGGAATTTTACCTAAGAGGATTCATCAATGTCTAGATATTCAAGCTTGTTCACAACATTTTCTTTGCGCGAAGGCCGTGAGAGTCTGGAGCACAATGTGAAACACAGCATTCAGTATGATCACTTAAGTGAATTTGAACGTATCCACTTCAACAGCAGGGAGTTCTGTGCCCTGGTGAACAAAGCCGTGGAGAACAGCTACAGCATTGAGTATGTAATTGAAGAATACAGAGAAGCCGTGGCTAATTTGCTGAAGATGACCTTCGGCGACATCACAAGAAACAAGCTGACCAGCGCATCGGTCACCCTTAACGGACGTGTGTATCACCTCTCCAACGCTTCTCGGCTGCAGGATGCCCTGAGTCAGGCCCAGACATTTTTGGCGGAGGTTGGGCCTCTGGTGGCCTTTCGAAAGAGCCGCTCGGTGCCGAAAAACTCGGACAAAGCCACTGAAGAGGTGCGCGAGTTTGTTATGAAACCGGCCCTCAACGAGATGTTGATTGCTTCTATGCTGCACAGGCGCTCTCGCACAATTGCCCAGTGGTTAAACGAGAATGTAAGTGAAAAGGTACACGTATACGGCCCGCGCACAACGTCCAAAGGGGATTTTATCCCCTACATTCACGAATACAATCTGATGGAACAGCACTGCAAAAAACTGAGAAAAGAAAGCACGCATTTGGTGGCAACGGATCTCGTTAAGTACTTCAGCAATATCAAGATTGAGGAGCTTGTCAAGATATTCTCAAAATTGTTCGGATCGTCCAAGGAAGCTATTTTCTTGGGAAATTTGCTGAAGTTCACATACATTGATAAAGATGGGGATCCAGCAGACGCTAAAAATGGTCTCACCATTGAGAGTAATTACCAGCATTACCTCGCCAACATTCTGATGGGGCAAATGCTGACTGAGTTTATCAACACTTCCAAAGAGAAGATGGGCAGGCATCCCTATTATGAGATTGTGTCATATATTGATGACATTTATATTTTCTGTAAAGGCAGAGAAAATCAGGCTCATGACTTGCTGGAAGACTTCAAAATGTTTATGAAGGCGACTTACGGGTTTGATCTGAGTGCTGCCAAGACCAGCGTTAAAAGCACGATGCAAGATTTGGCTCTAAAAGGTCTGGTGAGACTGCCCACTATAAACTATTTTGACATACTACCGGAGGTGAATAAAGACTTTACAGAAGAGCTTTCTGAAGAGCTGTTGCATTCTTATCAGCAAATCATTTTCAGGCTGGGCATGAGCAGCTTCAATGTCGCAATAGCTTCAATGACGGATGCTCAGGTCAACTTGGTGTACAGCCTTGTGCTGCATAGCTACAGGGACAAACTTGAGTGTTTTGAAGCAAACGGCAGAGATATTATCCTGACACCCGTTCAGAGTATTCTTGAAAAGCCTGTGATGATTGCTATTGTCAAGATGGCAACACACCATGGAGACAGCATAACTGAAATGATGGACGTTAATTACATCAAGAACGAGAACGGGCACAACTTCATAGGTGTTAAAAGAGCTACGTATTTTTACAATTTGTCAAAAACATACGAGGAAACAATTCGCGACAATGCGCATATGATCAAGAGAGATATGGATGCCAATGACATTGAATTTTATATCATGCGCTACAAGCAGTTTGAGTTCAGCTTTGACTGGTTTCGTCCAGGGTTACAGTGGCCAATTTTGAGCACTCTGCAATACCTTTACTTAGTTCGCACCAAAAACTCGGGAGAGGCGCAAGTAGTAGTGGATAGCGCGCTGCGATTGCTGTCAGACAATCCCAATAAGTCGCGATTTATTGCCGGTATTATTAAAAGGCAGTATCGCAGAGGGCAATTGTCTATGTTTAATTTTGAAGTGAAGCTGCCTCCTGTACTTCCGGGAGAAAAATATGAACTGTTCAACTACAGCATGAGTCGCTTATGATAGAATTACTTGAGAGAATGTGGAGAAAAAATGCAGCAATTACGTTCACAGGCGGAGCCTCACTGATAACACTAGGTGCTTTTGTCTTAGGTGCTTTGGTTGCAACTTTTCCGAAAACAATTTTGGCAATTATGATATTGTCATTAGGCATCTTTGCTGCACTTTTCATAAAACTTGCTTATGAGGAATACAAATGAAAAAGTTAAAAGACGCGATTGCCGAGTACGAAAGGCTATTACGCCTTAAGGCTAAATATAATATGGCAATACATGCCACACTTAACGAGACCGGGGCCTTCAGTGGCAAGCTGCAGTTTCTCAATAAGTCAGAGGGACAAGTCTTCATTGAAATGGGCACAATCTTCAATGAAGACTCTGACAACTTGCACGACGCGTTGGTCTGTGCTGTTACGAGGCTTGATGAGAAGATAGAGAAGATTGAGCCTTTGCTGAAACTTGCTGACGAGGCGTTAAAATAATGGGACATTTAATTGACAGTGATGAGGCTTACGAACGCGAAGAACACAAGTATGATGAAGCCAGGAGTGATGAAGATGAATTAGCTTGTCCAGAGGTTTGGCCTGAGTCGCTGCAAGTGGTTATCAAGGAGCTGCAGGAAACAATAGCCAAGATGGGGTACAGCCCGTCAGCTCACGACGCGTTAGTCAGATTGACGGTCGATATTTGGGAAAAACATTACAAGGCAACTTCCCCAAATTTCAAAATTCTTAAAGAAACAGTAGAGATAGTCGATCAAATCGAAAACATGGTGTCCGGGATGAGTGTCCCAAATGAGTTTCTTGAACAAGAGAATGCGCAGCTCAAAGCAGAAGTTTTTGAATTGACCAAAAAGAACATTAACGAAAAAAAGTTCCAAAGGCTCAACACTCACACCCAGCCTCTTAAAGCAAATGTAGAGTATTGGAGAGACAAATTTGAAGGGTCGAAAATACGTGAGGCTGCTGTCATGAAGAAAATGCGGTTACAAGACGGGACTAAAATTCTATTCGACACTGATGGCGTTGTATACTTCCTGGAAGGGCCTATAATCAGTAAGCTTGACAGAGGGGTCGATTTACTGGAAGGCTGGGAAGACATAATGCCGGAATTTAAATGGGAGGGTGAAATAAAATGGGTTACCAGCGCGCAATGGTGCAGTTGCATTTACTTAGAAAATCGAGCTTTTGCGGTAAAGCAGCACGATGAATGGCAAGTTATAAAATTTGCTGAACAAGCTCCATTCAAGTTGAGGGACGTTGAATGAAACATCTAATTGACAAAATGAACAATCTCATTCAAACCGGAAAAATTAAAGTAGAAGACGTTCAGATTGTACAGCATGCAAAACAAGATACAGTAACGCATGGCTTTATATCTTCTCAGCCTAACTTAAAGAGTACAATAACAATCAAGTGCACTTCGGATTTCAAGCCGGAAACATTTGATTATGCGTTGCCCCAAGACTGGGTCAATAAGATGACAGAGCGTGGGTTTGATCCCCGCGGCCACTTCGTCACATTGTACCCTAAAAATGGTCCCGCCTATATGGACCCGATCACAGAAGAAGGTGTCCGTATGGCCGCAATCATAGCGAGTAATTTATAATGATAAAACTTGAGGTAAACACGAGCTGGATTGATATAAACGATGAAAAGCCTGATTTCAACAAGCATGTGTTGGTTTGGCCTGTCGAAAATGAGTCGATGCATGTTATGTATTTTGTTGCTCAACCAAATAAATTTAAGTATGACTGTGGCAACACTGAATATTGGGCAGTTGACACTGTCACACATTGGCGAGAACTGCCGGAAGGCCCGCTGCGGGATTGCCCTTTCTGCGGTAGCGAAGATCTTTATTTTCACATTGATGAGGTAGGGTGCCAGCATTGCAGTGCCACCGCAATTTCGAGAGCCAAATGGAATATGAGAAAATGATCGATAAACAAATGCAAACATTAGAAGAGATCATGTCTCCTTACATGTTCGACACCAGTCGACGAGCCAAAACCGGAGCTTCCTGTCTGTACCTTACAA